AATTACGCTCAGAACAGTCAGGTTTAGTCGAAGAATTTGTTATTTTTAGATATGGAATACCACAATCTCTAGCTGGTGCAATGGATACAGAACAACTTGATTTAAATCAATCAGAACAATATATGATGCCTTTAAGTCAAGTTGGATTAGATAAAGATGAATTTTTATCTGCTGATGATGTATTTGAATTTGAAGATAGAGGTGTTATTTATAATGGAAGAACAACTTTTCAAAAATTTATTGGGCAAGATATATCAGATTTTTTACAAGAAATATCATTGCAACAAGATGGAGTAGTGACAATAGAAGATTTACCTGAGGTTTTGAGAGAAGAATTTGATGGTAATTATACTGGTATAGATTTAGAAGGTAGAGTAGATATTCCTGTAGGTTCTGATGCGTTTAAACAGTATGACAGACAAATACCTCAAGCACTCGAAAAAGAAATGTTACAAAGTTTACCTGCTAATAAAAGAAAAGAATATCGACAAGATAGAAAATATTTATATTCTCGTGAATCTGGAGCTAAAATTATTAATGAAAATGAAATTTTAGATCAACCACAAGTAGAACCAACTGTAAGAGAGGCTCTTGGTAGTCAAATTGAGAGTGGAAGAATAGCAGAAATTGACAGATTGACATCTAATGTTACTAATGCATTGAGATTTTTTCCTATAACAGAAGAAATGAGAAAAGAGTCAACAAATTCTATGGCTTTAGGTTCTACTCAAGCTAGAAGAATGGCTGTAGTCAATTCTGGTAAAAAAGAAAGAGATAATTTATCTAGAAATATTAGAGACAGTATTTCTAATTTTGTTGGGAACAGTAAGATGTTTGATCCTTTATATGGTGTTCCTATGCAAAGAGATTACCTTTTGAATAGAGGTAGGGCACTAGGTATATTTAATCAAGCAGAACGCATAGCATTGAAGCTTAGAAAGGATATAGCACCTTATTTAGATAAAAATAATCCATTAAGAAAAAGCAACCATCAAGAAGTAAGAGCATTATTATTTAAATATTTAAGTACATCTCCTAAAAATGGAGAGTTGGCTTTGTATAAACAATTAAAAGATGTAAATCCTAGAATGGCAAAAACAGCTTTAGATGCTAAAGATATTATAGAAAGACTAGGACAACAGTTAGTAGAAGCTAATATTATTCCTGCCAGTTCTTTTGAGATAAATAAAAGATCTTATTTGCCTAGACTGTATATAGAGCATGTATTAAAAAATCCTGCTGGCGATGCTAGAAGTTATGCTAAGAAAAGAAAAGAAGATGCTTCAGATTCATTAACAGTAATTGATGAATTAGCTCCTGAGTTTTTGGTATCTAGAGCAATACAAAGACCAATGAGAGACTTAGCAATGCTAGAGTTTTATAACTCAATAGCAAAAAATAGACAATGGACTCTTGATGGTGATTTGGCTGATGTTGAATATGATGGTAAAAAAGTTAGTTTTTTCTGGTTATATGAACAACAAAAACAATATAGAGAAATAGCACAGTATTTAGATAGAGATCCTGAAAGAAAAGCAAAAATGCTAAAAGAAGCTGATGATATGTTAGTTGTTGCTAATCAAGCTAGAGATAGATATGCACAAGAATATGATATTAGACCTGAAGATATATTTAACCAAGAACAAAGTGAATCTAGGTTTCAAGCACCTGAAGGATTTAAAAGAGTTCCTAATAACAGATTGTATGGTCTTATGGCAGGTAAAGCAGTTAGGTCAGGTATATATGAAGATATAATATCATCTATAAGCTATACAGCTTGGGGTGATAATAATTATGTAAAAGCAGGTAAATTAGCTAGACAATTAACATCTACATGGAAGTTAATAAAAGTTCCATTGAATCCTCCAACAGTAGCAAGAAACGTGATGTCAAATGCAATACTAATGAATCTTTCTGGTATGCCTATAAGAAGAATAATGCCTAATTTTTATAAAGCTGTTAATGAAATGATAGCTTTTGGTAAAGGAGATATGGCTAATTCTAAGCATTACAAAGCTTTGTTAGATAGAGGTGTAGCTGAAACTTCATTTACAGAAGCTGAATTGTTTAGATGGGCAGAAGATTTTAAAGAATTTACAACAGAAAGATCAATAAATGAATTAGGTATTCTTTCTTGGTTGCATTTGAAAGGATGGAGAAGATTAGCTAACAAAGCTTCATTTTTATATCAAAACATAGAAGTTATGGGTAAAACTGCTATGGCAATAGAAATGATGGAAAATCAAAATAAAAATGCAGATGAAGCATATTTAATTGCTCAAGATGCATTGTTTGATTATTCATTAGTATCTCCTACAGTTAGAGGATTAAGAACAAGTCCTATTGGTATTCCTTTCTTAACATTTATGTATAAAGTGACTCCTAAATTAATAGATGTTGCATTGAATAATCCATTTAGATTAGCACCTTACATGGCTATGGGATTAGCATTACCACACTTATTTATGCATATGTTTGATATTGATGATGATGATTATGAGAAGATAAAACAGTTATTACCATCTTATACAAATGACTTTGGAACTTTTCCTATACCTTATAGAGATGATGCAGGCAGAATGCAGTTTCTTGATTTAGGATATATAATGCCACATGGTTTTATAACTCAACTTTTAGAACAAGCTTATAAAGCCAAAAAAACATTATCAGATGAGCCACAAGCAGAAGATTTTGATTTAGGAGAAATTTTAAGAACTTTAGGTTTATTTGGTGGCCCTGCATGGTCATTAGCAGGTTTATTTACTAATACAGATCCATTTTTGAAAAGAAATATAGCAAGAGAAGGTGAGCCTTTATTTATAGAAACTGATAAAGATTTTGATGTTTCGATACCCGGTATATTTAAGAAAGATGGTAAGGTAGTTAGTTATGTTCAATATGCAATGAATCAGTTTTTCTTGCCTTCATTTTTACATACTGAGTATGGTGCAACAAATAGATTAATTAGTGCAGTGCAAGAATCTGGTGAAATAAATGATAAAAATAGACTTACTATTAATCAAGCACTTTTAAAGTTTATAGGTTTAAACATCTTTGCTATAGATCCTAAGCAAAATGAAATGGCAATAAAAATGCTAGAACGAGAAGTTAATGATTTAAAGTCTGCTAGAAGAAGAATGGCAAGAGATAATAGTTTAAGTGTTCAGGATAGAAATACTAGAAAAAGTTCTTATGATGAAGCGATTTTAGATAGGAGAGAAAAAATATCATTCATGAAATCAAGATTAGAGTTATTTGATGCAGAAGATTCTGATTTAGTGGGTAAAGTAAAAAGCGATAAACAAAGGTCAAAATAAAATGAATATATCTCAAAATGGAATAGATTTAATAAAAGAGTTTGAAGGCTGTCGATTAGAGCCTTATTTGTGTGCAGCTAATGTTTTAACAATAGGATATGGTCATACGAAAGATGTTGTAGAAAATATGAGTATAACTGAGGATACAGCAGAAAGTCTTTTAAAAGATGATTTAAGAGTGTTTGAGGATGATGTTACTAGGTTAGTTGAAGTACCATTATTACAAAATCAATTTGATGCCCTCGTTTCATGGACATTTAATTTAGGTGCTGGCAACCTAAAAACGAGTACAATGTTAAAAGTATTAAATGCTGGCGAATATAAAAATGTTCCAGAGCAAATGAAACGATGGAATAAAGCGAGTGGAAAAGTATTAGAAGGATTGACTCGTAGGAGAGAAGCTGAAGCTTTATTATTTGAGAAAGGAGAAGCCTAATATGCAAAGGTCTACATTTAAAGAAGCATCCTTGATAAGAATAGAAGCACATGAAAAAGAATGCGCTATTCGATATGAATATATTGAAAGAAGATTAGAAGAAGGCGCACAAAGGTTTAAACGACTCGAAGCAATAATTTGGGGTGTATATCCTTTTATTGTGGGTAGTATAATTTTGAGTAAATTTATATGAGCCAAGAAAATATAAAAAAGAAAATAGAATTAGAAGTAGAAGTTGGTACTACACATGTTGAAAGAGGCATTAACCCATATCAAAAATGGATTCATTTAGCTAAAGCAGTAGATGCTTGGCGTATATTTCCTCGTATGTTTTTAAGTGTATATATATTTTTACTTTATTATTCAGTAATGTGGTTTATGGAATTACCAGAACCTAGTTTAGAACAATCTGGTTTAATTTCTATTATTGTTGGTGCAGGAGCAGCTTGGTTTGGTTTATACGCAGGTAGTTCTAGTTCTAGCAAGAACTTTAAAGGTGAAGAATGAAGAAAATATTTCTTACTGAATTTACAAGTGATGGAAAAAGTTATGCAGGGCCAACTATATTGGCTGACAATTTTGCTGATGCTGAAAAAGAAGCAAAAAATTATGATGTAACTGTTGTTGGTTGTTTGGAAACAATAGTTGTTCCAGATAAAGAAGTTACTTCTTTTTATGAAGATGAAGAATGGAACAGGGTTTTACATTAATAGCTGAACTTGGTTTGCCTGTAGCAGGCGGTCTTGTTATGGCTTATTTTATATTTTTAATTATGAAACAATTAATGGATGGCTTAGTAAGCGAAATACAAACAGTACAAGCTATATCTAAAATGCTTATTACCAGAGCAGCAACAATGAATAATGACATGATACGCATTGATACAAGCGTTAGTAGTGCATTAGGTTTATCTCCTGATTTAGAAAGAATAGCTAGAAGTGAAAACTTTGTTGAAGATGGAAAGATAGATGCAAGACGAGATTAATTTACCTCCTATAGGCGATGCAGAAGCAGTTGTAGATGGTTTATTTGGTCTTATATACCTTTACCCATCAGATTATTTAATTGTTTTTGGATCGTTAACTTTGTTTGCAGTTTATGGTTTATCAATTTATGCAGGAATAAAATATATACAAAAGAAGTTTAAGTAATGGATATTGTAAAGTTAGTTTCAGATTTTGGCTTTCCAATAGTTATGGTTGCAGGATTAGGTTACTTTGTTTATTTTGTGTGGCAAACAATTACTAATAAAATAGATCCTGCTGTTCAAGAGATGAAGGTAACTATTATTAGACTTACCGATCAATTACGATTGCTTGATCAAGATATGATAAGGTTACAGCAAAAGGTAAATACAGTATTAGAACTAAAAGAAGAAAATAAACTTAAAGATGAGAATGAAAAGTAATTGGCATTGGTTTTTTGGCATATATGTTTATGTAGCTTTGTTTTTATTGCTTCTTAACGTATACAGTAATGCAGATGAACTACTATTTAAATTTAAAAGTCCTAGCTTTTCAGGTCTTAACACTTCTTCACATTACTTAACAATTGATTCACAAGAAGCAAGCAGAAGGCAAGCATTAAAAGATGAAATACAAGCATATCAAGATGATTTAGAAAGAGATGCTAGTAATACTACACTTGCCAGATTTATCAGAAACTTAGAATCTCGCATATATGCACAGTTATCTAGACAAATGGTAGAGCAACTATTCGGAGAAACACCACAAACATCAGGTAAACTAGAGCTAGAGGGAAATACAATAGAATATAATGTAGAGGAAGATGAACTTATTACACTTACGATTACATCAGAAGATGGTAGCCAAACTACTATATCCGTTCCTATTGGTGATTTTACTTTCTAGTTGTGCATCTAAAAATATGCTCGAAGGTGGCGGTGTACCAAACATTGTTATCAAAAATACATCTATATTAGAGTTGCAATCTGAAGAATTAAAAAATATAAAACCTGTAAAGCAAAAGCCTGTAGTAGCTATTTATCCTAATAGTTTTGTTGATTACACAGGACAGAGGAAAAGTAATGGTCAATTTGCTTTATTTAGCACAGCAATAACACAAGCTCCAGATGCCTTTTTAATTCGCGCATTAAAGCATAGTGGAAATGGTAAGTTTTGGACAGTTGTAGAGCGTGTAGGATTAGATTCTTTGACTAAAGAAAGGCAAATTATAAGGTCAACAAGAGATTCTTTTGAAGAAGATAGCACTGTAAAACCTTTGATATTTGCTGGACTTTTGATGCAAGGAGGTGTATTGAGTTATGATACTAATATATTATCTGGCGGTGCAGGTGCTAGATATTTAGGTATCGGCAGTAGTACACAGTACCGAGAAGATCTAATAACAGTTAGTTTAAGATTAGTTTCTGTATCTACTGGTGAAATACTAATAGAAACTTCTGCACAAAAGAGTCTTTTGAGTGTTGCTATATCACAAGATATTTTTAGATTTTTGGATGAAGGACAAAGATTGATAGAGGTAGAAAATGGTAAAGCTCAAAATGAATCAACAAGTCTAGTATTACAATTAGCAATAGAAGAATGTGTATTAGATATTATAAAACAAGGTATACAAAAAGGATACTGGAAATATGAATAATAATTATAACAAAATGATTTATGGTACTGTAATGCTTGCGTTTTTGTTTGCATATAGTTTGTCTTATTCTGATGATAATGAAATCTATGTAGATCAAGTAGGTGCAACAGCAAATATAGATTTAGAGCAGTTAGGTTCTGGAAACATTATAGGTGGTTTAAACAGTGCACATGGATCTATGAATCCATTTGATTTAGATGGTGCTACGATGACATTAGATGTCAATCAAATTGGAAACAACAACAAAATGCTTGGTGACATTAATGCAGATACGTTTACTGGCATCTTTGACTTTGATGGTGATACTAACTCGTATACTATTCAAGTTGATCCCGGAAACGCTAATTCGGCAGACAACGCAAATGTAAATGTGAACGTGGATGGTAGTACAAATACCATGTCATTAGATTTGGCTACGAATGCTTTATCTAGTGGTGCAGATATAGACACTATAGTTCAAGGTTCAAGCAATACTGTTCATATTGATTTAGATGTAGATTCAGGTACAAATTATATTGATTTGGACGGGGACAGTAACACTGTTGACTATAATGGAGATGGATATGCAGGTGTTTACTTTAAATTAGAACATGATGGATCAACAAGGAGTTTTGACATTGATCAACAATCTACGCAAGACAATGATTGGCTGCGCGTACTTAGCAATGGTTCTGGTGGCAGCGTTTGCATTAATCAGTCGGACCAAGGTACTAGCACAAGTTGTTGATATAGGAAGCATTACAGAACTAAACGGAATTACTAGAGTTGTAAGAGATAAACCATACGAAAGTGCTATAGACTTTTCTTTGAACTCTATGGATCGCCTAGAAACTGCAAAAGGCAGAATGGGTGTTACATTTAGAGATGAAACTACAATACGACTTACAGAGCATTCTAATGTCATTATAGACGAGTTTGTTTTTGATCCTAACCCTAGTAAGTCTAGTATGGCTTTAAACTTTGTAAAGGGCACCGGTAGGTTTATATCAAGCAAAAAGCCACGCATTCCTAAAGATAACATTACAATTAGAACTCATTCTGCTGTAGTGGGCATAAGAGGCACAGACTTCACAATCACTGTAAAAGAAACAGGCGAGTCTTTAATAATTTTATTGCCTGACGAAACAGGCGAAGCAAGTGGTGAAATTATAGTTTATACAGCTTTAGGTGAAGTAGTTCTTAACAAACCCTATGAGGCTACTACAGTATATAACTTAGAAAGTTCTCCAACTCCTTCGGTAATCTTAGATTTAACCTTAAATCAAATTGACAATATGCTTATAGTAAATCCTCCGCAAGAAAAAGAAACAGGAACCGATGAAGGAAATACATCTAGCTCTGCAAATATATTAGATACAGATTTTCTTGAGTTTGATGAACTAGAGCAAGATGCTTTAGATGCTGAATCGGAGCTTGAATATACTGAGCTTGACATTGATTATCTAGCAACTAATTTTTTAGAAGATTTACTTGATGTAATACAAGAAGTAGATGAATTAAGTAAAGCCTCTGGCTCTTTGGGTAAACAAGGTGTAGAGGGAACAAGTATTGGTTACGATAGTAACACTCAGATATCTAGTTTTGTTAATGACTCTGAAGTTAAATTAATTAGACAAGTGCAAGATAAGTTAGAGCTTAGAGTATCTAAAGATGCAAGCACAGCAATAAGAATTGATCAAGAAGGCAAAGTAAATCAGGTAAGAGTCAATGGAGGAACTGAGTCATATATCAATATTAAGCAAGGCACTTAATTTGATTAATTGTTTAAACATTATTAATATAAGAAGATGAGAAACTATAGAAAAGAATACGATAATTATCAAAGTAGTTCTAAGCAAAAAAAAGATCGTGCAGGTCGGAATAAAGCTCGTAGAACTATGATAAAGGCAGGGAAGGTAAAGAAAGGTGATGGAAAAGACGTTCATCACAAAGATCGCAATCCAAAAAACAACAACAAAAAAAATCTAAGAGTATTATCTAAATCTAAAAATAGGTCGTTTAAACGAAAATAGGTTATATAATGGCTAAGAAAAAATCTACTGTAAACAAAGCAGGTAACTACACGAAACCGACAATGCGTAAACGTATCTTTAACAGGATAAAAGCAGGAACTAAAGGTGGAAAAGCAGGTCAATGGTCAGCAAGAAAAGCACAAATGTTGGCTAAAGCATATAAAAAAGCAGGAGGAGGCTACAAATAATGGCTAAAGGTGTAAAACATTACAAAAAAGATGGAACTGAACATAAAGGTGGTATGCATAAAATGCCTAATGGTCAGCTTCATTCAAATAAATCTCATACTAAAACAAGTGTTAGACTTTTTCATTTTGGAGAACTAAGTAAGAAAGCTAAGAAGAAGGCTATGACTCAAAGAAAGAAAGCATAATGGCACTCAAAAAGAGTCAAAAAAGCCTTAAAAAATGGACAAAACAAAAATGGCGAACTCCAAGCGGAAAAAAATCATCTGAAACTGGAGAGGTTTATGCTCCTTCTGCAAAGATAAAAAAGCTTAAATCAACTCCTGCTGGCAGGAGAAAACTAGCACAAGCCAACAAAAAGAAGAGAGAGGCTACTAAAAAAGGCAAACAACACGCTAGACATGGCTTGCACAAGAAAAAAACCACTAGAAGGAAGAAGAGATAATGGCTAAAAAGAAAGATCCTAGACTCGCAAGAGCAGGTGTTTCAGGTTTTAACAAGCCTAAGCGTACTCCAAGTCATCCTAAAAAATCACACATTGTTGTAGCCAAAGAAGGCGATAAGGTAAAAACGATTCGCTTCGGACAACAAGGTGTTAAGACAAATCAAACAGCAGGGCAAAGAAAAGCGTTTAAATCTAGACACGCTAAAAACATAAAAAGAGGAAAAATGTCCGCAGCGTTTTGGGCGAATAAAGTAAAATGGAGTCCTAGTAAGACTAAATCTCCTTCAAAAAAATGGAAAAAAGGATCATGATAGTAGTCTTTAAGCTACTTCTGAAGCCAACTTGCAATGTTTAAACAACCTATGTTTATTATTTGTGCTTCGCTGGCTGCCATGCTGCTAGCAACTTCAGGAGCGTTTAAACTTTATTACGATAAATCTGAAGCAGAAAAACAGAACTTAGTAACACAGTTACAACAATCAATGAACAATCAATTGTTGTTGGAAAATTCAATAGAAGAGCAAAACAAAGAAATAGAAAAGCATTTATCTAGAGAAAAAGAATCGCAAGCACAGATAGCAGATTTAACTGAGAAGAATAATCAAGCACAGGAACAAGTAAGTGATTTAAGGAGCAAGTTTGCTAAACATGATTTAAATATGCTCTCTATGGCTAAACCTGCTCTTATAGAAAGATTAATTAACAGAGGAACAGATAAAGTAGGCAAAGAGATAGAAGTGCTTACAAATCCAAATCAATTTAATGAAGAAATTATTTCTGACACTAATAATACTGACTAGCGGATGTTCTAGTTTAGGCTCTAGGTTTACACCTCCTGAGGTCAAGCCTGTTGAGGTTATAAGAGTAGAAAAGCCTGCACCCATGTATCATCCCCCATTACCCAATAAAGTAATTTCTATGCCTGTAGAGTGGAAAGTTCTAACACCTGATACGATGGAAGAATACTTAGCAGATTTAAAAAAAGGTGAAGCACCATCTCAAGCATACTATGGTTTAACAAACAAAGGTTATGAAAATCTTTCTAATAACATTGCCGAAGTGAAGCGATACATCAGGCAAACATTATCCATCATAGAATATTATCGTGAGCTAGACAAAGAGAATTAAGAGTGCTTTTCGCTACTTAACTAGCACCAAAGTATTAAAGGTCGGCTATGAAATTACCGATGTAGCTTTTATCTAACGACATATCCCATAAAGTTATAGCTTTGCCATACTTTAGAGACCTTACCTATCTTTTTTAGTTCTTTTTCTAATTCAGATTCTGTCTTACAAAACATAGAATGAGATAATTGTAAGTCTTTGTCTAAAATTTGTTTACTACTAAAGCCTTTTCTTTTTTCCTGTATGTGCAATCTATGTATAGCTTGTTGTAAAACAGGATCGTTTAAATATACTTTTTCTGCAATCAACAAGACAGCACCTTCATCTATTTGTTGTTTAAACAGTTTCAAAACTCTTTTTCTTTTGACATTTCCAAGAAATTGCAGGAAAAACATGCTAATCATCACAGAAATATTGCCATTCCATACAGCACAACTAAAAAAATCTTCAATATCTCCCTTCCAAAATTTAAAATAATCTTGTTTTTTCATGTCAATTTCATCGACACCGACATAATCGCACTCATTTATCTTAGTCAAGGAGTCCAAAAACCTACCTGTCGAACATCCAAAGTCTATAACTCTCGACTCAGGATGAGCATATTGATGAGTTATTTGTCTAAATATAGAGTCTAGTGTTGATAAATTAGGTATAGAAAGTTCTATATGCTTATCAAAGTCTTTAATTTTACTAAAATCAAATTTCATTATTATTTACCTTTTGTATTCTTGTTCCTAACCATTCCATGACATTTATTGACATTGCGCGACCAACTGCTTCATATCTTTTGGATTTTGGAGCTTGTTCTTTCGGCTTATTTCGATATGGAATTTGCGTATAGTTATCGCTAAACCCTTGTAATCTCTCGCATTCTACGATTGTGAGCCTTCTGATTCTGTTTTTTGCCATAACACAAGGCTGTCTATTACCTCCTGTCATAGCGTTTAACGTAGGAGATATATTGTTTTTTGTTATTCTGGCATGACCATCTGGTGTATTAGGCTCAAAACACATGACTGCATGTCTATCTCCTGCGGTTAATGAATACATAGCACCATCATCTTTTATGCCTGAGCCATTAGATTTTGTATGCGCAGTTTGTAAGGCAATTGGATCTTCAATGCATAACATTGAGTTCTCAGGAGGAGAAAACCTACCTCTTGCAGGTATAGTTCCAGAAGTTTCATTCTCTTCTAAAAAAGTACCATTCCTATCTAGCTTTCTATAAAGCTCTCTATGCATTTCCTCAGGCTTTCTGGGATCTTTGCTCCTTTCTTTTCTGCGCGGAGGAGGATTCCCTGACATTGTTTCTTGGTCAAATAATACTTTTGCGCTACTTTTCCAGTCTCCAAGACATCCGACAACGAAGATACGTCTCCTTCTTTGTGGGATTGCTCTTGGAAATCGTTGTGTTCTGATGTATTGAGTGTCAAGAACCCTGTATGCGAACCCATACCTGAGTTCTGCCAATGCTCCGAAGAAGGTAGCAAGATCTTTTCCATCGTTAGATGACAAGATTCCGGGGACATTTTCCCAGAGTATCCATTTCGGCTTAATTCTTTGAGCCAAGCGAATAAACTCAAGTGCGAGATTCCCTCTATCTTCTCCCATGCCTCCTCTAAGTCCTGCGATTGAGAAGGTAGCGCATGGTGTTCCTCCAACAAGGATGTCTGGTGTGGCTCGCAAGTCTGATCTTTCGATTTGTGTGAAGTCCCCATAATTTTTTACCTCAGGATAATGATAATCAAGCACAGCCGATCTAAATGGATCAATCTCAGCTAAACCGAGACATTCAAAACCAAGCGGATGCCATGCAACTCCTACTGATTCTATTCCACTACATATGGATAAATATTTCATTTATTTTTGTTTTTTTATAACTAAATCATATTCTAAGGCATTAAAAACCTTCTCTAGAGTGCTAATTTTAGGCTCATGTATTCCTCTTTCCATGCATGAGAGATAATGTTTAGACATTCCTATAATTTCTCCTAATTGTTCTAAAGTTAATTTTCTATTATGTCTAGCTTCTCTAAGCTCACTACTCCAATTAGTCATACGACACCTTTATCTCTTTTTAAAAAATCTTGTAAATGTAAGTTTAAACGCTGTTGTGCAGATGGAGATGTCTTGATTTCTGACCTGCTACCGACACGACAAACATTTCTAATTACATGAGCACAAAGCTCTTCATCTTCTAGATCCAACTGTTTAATATTCCATTTCTCTGCGTTTAAACGAACCCAAGTTTGATAATCAGCATCTTTACAGATTAAACATGCTCTTGATAAAGCTCTTTCTCCTTCATTTTTAGCTTTAGCTTGCATCGGTTCTTCTTGATCATTTATCTGAACACAAGCAACCATGTATCTTGAGCCTATTGCAGATACAGCCATATCAGGAGGAATATCATCAGGATGTAAAACAAAAGATAGAACAACTCCATCTTTAGTTTGTCTATAGGCATACTTCTTGCATTCAAAATGCTCTGCCATATTTTCTATCTCATTTTTCATTTGTCTATTCTCCTCAATAAACTTCTAATATGTTTTCTTTCTAAATGATCTATATCAAAATCATATGCAGAAAATTCATAGCCTCTAGGTGTGATTTTATATGGTTTAGGTATATCACCTGTTTTGATTACATATGCAGATAACAATAAATACCAGATTAAAGATTGGTCATCTTCATGTAATTGAGCTAATATTTTTCTTGCGCTAGGTCTTGGAATTGTTGACATAATTTATCCTTTTTCATTGTTGAATATTTTCCAATTATTTTCTGCCCATTTAATAGGATCAATGCCTTGCAATGCCCACCATTGCGATTCATTGCCATAAGCATGTAAGTTAAAATGATGTTCTTGACACAATGGTACTGCCCATTGATCTCCTGTCCTTCTCATGCCTCTAAGACCTTGTGCATGAGTTAAATGATGTGCCTGAGGAGGTCTATGACAGATTAGACAACCATGCTCACGCACGTTTTGTAAATACTTTTGACTTCTTACTTTGTCTGCCCAATCTTTATTCATAATCTCTTGGTGTCAACTCTGAATACTTAGAAGCATCATCATATTTGCTAGTTTGTGTTCTTGTTCTAAAAAATCCATCGTATTGTGAATACATTTTCATGAATCTTCTTGCATAGAATGCACGATAATTATTATTTAACTTAAAAGAATGGTTAGAATCGCCACCTACATCGTCTTTTTCCCATCTTATTCTTTCAAAAATAGCATTTACACTGTAATTCTTGAATCCTCTATGCACTCTATCTAATGTAAATTGAACAAATAAATCCCAAACCTCAGGATTATCTCGATGAAAATCGCTTACTTGTTCTCTCATTTGATCATGCCTTGATTTACCATTTGGTTTTATTTCCATATTGCCTCCACAAGTTAGGTGAATATTGTGGCGATGAGGACTGGGTGCTTTTCATCTAGACTTACGTTATCCTCTCACTTAGCGCGACCTGATATCTCAAATGTTCTCAGGCTTTTTCCCTTTAACCCTACTGGACGTACCACAATATTCGTTTAAACACTCAAATCAAAAAGGTATATCATCGTATGTAATATCACTAGGTGATGATTCTTTTTGTGTTTGATTCTCTTTCTTTTTAAATCTCAAACCTTGCCATTTTTCCTCGCTATCGTTTTTAGTTCCAGTATTAGTGTATGCATCAACCCAATACTCAACACCATCAACTAAAGCACTACCTCTCATATGTGCATGCCAATCTTCTGTTTTATTTTTATTTTTAAAAATACTACCACTATTATCTTTTCTTTCGTAAGCCATTATTTCTTTTCCTTTTTAATCATTTCTTCACGCATTTTTGACATTTCTCCTAACCACACTTGCCATGCAGTTTGAGACACCTCTCCTTTTACATCTTTCAAGGATTCTATTGAGTCTTTCCATATTTGTTCAATCTCCTGTGAATTTACTGCTACATCCATATCAGCAATTGCTTTTTCGGATACGCTTGTAAATTTTTCAGTAGGATCTTTCAAATCGAAAATTTCTTTAATCGTTTCTTCTACTTCTTCGTCTGGGATCTTTTTTGCTAAACCTTTCTCTTCCATAGACTCTTTCATTTCCTCAGCAGTCTGTGCTTTTTTAGGCTCTTTTTTCTTAGGTTTATCTTTGGTTACAGCATCTTGAGGAATTTCAGCTTTTTCATTGATAGCATGATCAACCTCTTCAAATGAGGCATAGTTTCCTCCGCTCAAGCCACACGCTGAAAGCGCACGCCCGATTGATGACGTAAGGCAGTTCTCGACTGCACTTGTCTTATTAACCATACCTGAGCCTCTAAATTCTTCGGCAAAGTCATTGGCTATTTCTCTCCATGATCCATCTTTATGAACATGAACAGTAGTCTCAGTCATAACTCTGTTTGCATCTGCTACATGCACCTTACTAATTATCTTTCCATCCACACCGAATGCCTCACGAAATGCTTGCACTCTCGTATGTACTTCGGCATACATCTTGCCTTTTATTGAAACTTTGTCTTTGTCAGGCAAATCTGCCATCTGTTTTACTGCAAGTATTAATTTGTCTTTCTCATTTTGTTTGCTCATTTTGCACCTTTAATGATTGATATTGAAAACAAAACTCAGCGACATCACAAAAGTTATCACATCTCATATTGATACCTTTTCTATGCTCTATGCTGTGTTTGTCTTTATCTTTTAATGCCGATATGAATGTCTCGGCTTCCTCTTCTAAATCGAAAACCCTAACAGCAGTTTTCCTTCCTTCTTTGCGTACAGCAAATTTCTCTCCACGCAACCATCTTTCATCCTCTGTGCACTCAGGTAAATCGCCTTCTCTGGCTTTTTTATGTATGAGTACACGTTCACGAACAAAATCATCGGCATCCTGCTCACTCCACATATTTATATTCTGTATATGGACATCTCTCTCAGGATAACCTTTTACTCTATCTACTTGATGTTTCGACCAATCTTTAATTAGGTTTATTATCTGCAAACCAGATATCTCTATGCCATTTTGACGAGCTAACCAAGCATATATATTTAGCTGTTGTTCATCGCTTATGCCTCCATTCATGACACCATAAACTTTCCTTGTTTTATAATCTTGTATAACACGAGAGCCATCCTCCTGTACCTCTTGGACATCTAATTGTCCAGATACCCTCCAACCATCACAATTAGCGAAAAGTCTCTCTTCGGTGATATAACCATCTGTCTCGCCTTGTTCTAATATCCAATGTACTGCCCTTCCAAACAATGACCACACTTCCGATGTGACATCTCTCTGTATTTGGTCATCATAGTGGTCAAACAAAGCAGACATACGAGCAGGGCGCATAAGACCTGTTGCCGAAATAACAGCATCTCCCTTGCTATAACTGTCTCTTTTGATAGCATTAGCTAAGGGTGCAGGCAAATTGTGAGTGTTAATATACTCCATGATTCTCCATTGTTGCGATAAAACATAACCATTATGAAGAAAGAAAAACGACAAGTCAACCAGATAATTTATGGAGAATGTTGCTCCAAAGCAAACTCTCGTAGATTGGTGCATTTTGGAGGTAAACCTAGATTCATCAAAAGCAAAAAAGCATTAGTTTTTGAGCGTGATGTGCAACTGCAAGCTAAAAAAATAAAACCGATGCTCGAAGGCGATCTCATGATTGAAGCCGATATATATTACTCGTCTCGCAGACCAGATCTAGATGAAAGTATCCTTCTGGATGCTTTGCAAGGCATCTGGTATCAAAACGATAGAGCGTTTAAACATAAAGTTATACGAAAGTTTCTAGACAAGAAAAATCCGAGATGTGAAGTAACAGTAACCGAAATTGATTGGGATGAAAAAAAACCTCCTACAACCATAAATTGAGGAGGTCTTTAGTTCTTCATCGCAACATGAAGGGCAAATCAGTTCGGTGGAGGTGAGAACAGTTTGCAAGATGAATTTTACTATGGTATTTTTATTTTGCAAGCTGATCACAGCTAAATGTGGTGGGGGCACGACTGACGACTAATCCGCAAGTCTAATACCTTCAAACTCTCATTTTTTTACAATGGGGGGTTTGGGGGGCATACCTCAGACTTTCCGAAGTCTAATACAGACATACTGTAACATGTTGATTTACTTAGTTAATTTTATCGCAAATGGAGAATATAATATGGAAAGATACAGATTTAAAGGTAATGTAATAAAGCTTACCGAATCAGATTTTGAAAGATGGCAAAAAGCCTACAAAAACATTCCTAACCTACAAGCACATCTATTTTCAAGAGATGAATGGTTTCACAAAAAAGCAGAATATGCGCAGAAAACAAGATGGTATCTTTCAACAGCTTCATATCTGGCAAAATTAGACGCGCAATACGCTAAAGATAACGCAACAGATGAAATGGGCAGGAAAATAGATGCGAATGGCAAAAAAGTATTTAGGACATTGCCATGAAATCATTCTCAGAAAAATTAATTAACGAAGGTTTTAACATATCATCTTTAAAAGAAGGGCAATCAAAAATGAAATGCCCATCTTGCAGTCACACAAGAAAGAAAAATAAGAGTGATACTTGTCTATCATTTTCTTTGGACAGTCAAGGTGCTAAATGGAATTGTCATCATTGTGATTGGACAGGGAATGTCTGGAGGAATGATGATAGTAGTTACCCTGAATCGTTTAAACAAACAAAACCGAAGTTCAACGATGATATTGAGACTTATCCTCTCACCGAAGAATTCTTAGATTGGTTCATCAATGAAAGAAAAATAGAAAAAAGAGTGTTAGATATAGCGGAAGTTCGATGTGCAAACACCTTTATCGGTGGAAAAAAACAAAAAGCAATCGCTTTTTTACATAGAAACAATGGACAAACTACTAATATCAAGTTCAGGACACTAGATAAATCCTTCTCACAGACACCAAATGGCACAAGACTACCTTATTTATGGAGTTTAGTTGACCAAAATGACGATAAATTGATCATAGTAGAGGGAGAAATGGATGCTCTAGCTTGTATGTCAGCAGGTCTTAACAATGTCATTTCAGTCCCAGATGGGGCAGGTGACAAGAAAATGTCTTGGTTAGAATCCTTGCATGATGAGCTTAAATCGTTTAAACAGATAATATTATTTACAGATGATGACAAGCAAGGTATTGAATTAAGAGAAGAATTAGCTCGAAGGCTTGGAAAAGTGAGATGTTGGAAAGTGTCTTTACCGAGTGGTCATAAGGATGCGAATGATATGTTAAACAATGGAGAGGTAGCTTTGTTGGATGTTGTCGATAATGCGACTCCATATCCATTGAAAGATCTTCGAGAAACGCATGACTTTCTCGAAAATGCTTTGCGCCTGTTACATGGAGATGTTCGCACAGGATTATCTACTGGTATAAAAGCAATGGATGGTAACGCAGATGGCAGTTCAGGCGCGTATCGTGTTCGTGCAGGAGAGTTAACACTCGTATCAGGAGTACCTAATGGCGGTAAATCAGAGCTTTTAGATGCAATCATTCTCAGCTTGGCAAAGAGTCACGCTCATAGATTTGCCATATGTAGCTTTGAAAACCCTGTCGATGAACATATAAATAAATTGGTAGCCAAATTAGTTGGTAAACCGACTTGGGATGTAGCTTCTGGTAACAAAGTAAGAGATGACGAATGGTATCCTGCGGTTGAATTTATTCAAGAACATTTCTATTGGATTCGTAGTGAGGACGAGCCTCCGACTATTGAATGGTGTTTAAACACAGCATCGAATGCAGTACAGAGGTATCCGAATCTTCGTGGTTTGGTTTTAGATCCTTACAATGAATTTGAGCATAAAAGACCTACTGGATATACCGAAACCGAATATGTGTCATTGATGTTAGCGCAGATAAAAAGATGGGCATCGACACATGGTGTTCATGTATGGCTTGTCGCGCATCCGACTAAACTTAGGAGAAACATGGATGGAAGTTTTCCGACTCCGACAGCGCAGGACATATCAGGCTCGGCTAATTTCTACAACAAATGTGACAATCTATTGATTGTTGAGAGAGATTTCACTCCAAACTCTAACGATGTAAGAGTTCATGTGAAGAAGATTAGATTCAGACAATCAGGAAGATTGGGTGTTATTGAATTGAAATATGATGCGAACACAGGAAGATACAGTTAATCTGTATCCTCCTGTTTTTGTTGCTCTTCTTCTTGTTGCTTTTGAAACCAAGAATCATCTTGATCTTGTTCTTCCCACCAGCTTTCTTCGCTGGGAGTATCAAAACTGTTTAAACGATCTCTGAAGCACCCGTGTCGATTGCTGCCTGAAACTGAAGCAGCATGATTTATGTCAATGTTTAAACACATTTTAAATTACCTTTGATGAATGTCCTGACCTGACTCGGAGTTTTAAATCTTTTCGTTCTTTTTAGGTTTATATGAGATTCATCTTTAGGTCTAAAGAAATAACCTTGCCTACATTTTTCAATGTAACCGATGATAATCATCTTGCGAGTACCCATGCTTGCCCTGACAATCTCTTTATATTCAAAGTCAATCATCAGTCTCAAACTCCCAACCAAGCTTCAAACATAATTCTTTGTATGTTTCTTGTCCTGATGTGCTCATCCTGTCGTAATCCCAACCTAAATCATCTACCAAATCTTTAACCTTTTCTGATGTCAATGAAATATGTTTAGTGTCTGTCATGTCACCTCCTAGTGTAAAACACGATTATTGTTTAATGGTTTTGCTTGTTTGTGCCTGCTCAGATATTGGTCATGCAATGCCCTCATGACTTGAGTCCAATGCTTTTTTGCCCATACCGAGTTAGATCTTCTGATTGCGCCTATGCAAGATTTCAATCTTATAGTAAGCACATTCATATCATCCAATGCATGCATATACTTAGCCAATTCCTTAATTTGCTTTTCATCATTCATAACTGTAACCCTCGAATTTCTTCTCTAATTGTTTTCTTTTAAACTCTTCTTTAACAAATCTGTTAATCTTTTCTTCTCGCCTTTTCAATAGCTTGTATATCCATTGCCGAGAAACATTTTCTTCTCTTGCGATTTTAGAAATAGATTCTTTTGCATCGACTGCCTCCAATATTCTCAAGCTCCTTTGTCTTGCTTCATTGTTTGCAGTAGGCTGTTTAAACGAATCATAATCTTTCATTCGCAACAATAGCTGAGTCCTGAGAGTAGGTATAGCTACTCCCAAGAGATCAGATATTTGTTGAAGTGTTTGATTTTCTCGCCTGAACTTCTCTGCGAGATTGTACCAATGCGGAGGTGCTCTCATGACATAATCTCCGATTCCAAGCACACAAAGATTTCTTCTCTATGATCAGGTATTGTGACCACTATGATGTCCTCGCTTGTAAGTTCCTTCTTAGGAATTGTTTCATCATAAGGAAACTTAGCGAATACTGTTTCTTTGTTCGCAATAGCTTTCATATTCCATGCATCTTCTACATAACTTGTTATGCCGAAAGTTCCAACACTGATTAGATGAAGTAAATAGCTCATATAATTTTGAGCCTCCTGTTCGCTACCATGAGCCTTGAATAGTTTTTTACTGACCTTACCTGTTATGTTTACACCACCTGTGTCTTGATTTTCAAACCAAAATCCAAAGTTTTCGTCATGACTTGCGTCCTTTAAGCTTTGCTCAATACGCAATGACATCTCTTGTCTTGCTTTACTCTGTTTAAACGAATCTTTTCTATCAGATAACAATACAACATTGTCATTAAAAAGCTTTTCTTCTTCTTTTGTCATTTTACTCATGTGCCCTCCTTAGTTGGCAATAAATCAGATCTTTCTTCTATTTTAATCTCAAACTCTTCATACTCGTCATACCATATAGCATCTGCATGACAGATTATGTACTCGACTTCACGCTGTAACAGCACCGCATCTATGTTGCCCTTGCCTATTGTCATGCTTGCAAGCATTGGCATGATTTCTTTAGTGCGATTTGAATCACCATTTCTCCTGAAACATTCTTCATATATGGCTGTTCTTTGTGCAAAGAATTCAGCTTCACGCTTGTTTGGAGTCCATGACATACGATAAGGCGAGCCACTTGTGAATTCATACCCACGATATACTTTGATACCTATATCAGGCAAAGCCTTATAATGCTCTTTCTCTTCTTTGGTTTGAGGACAATATCCCTCGCTAAAGAAGTTTAAAAACACATCATAGTCATCCGCATCATCGACACCGAATTCTGTGGTTATCCAAAAATCTTTTAGATACTCTTGATCGTTGTCGTATGCCTCTCTTGGTGCAGGGGTAGCCATTAGCTACCACCTGCATCTGCTTGTTTAAACGAGTCAGACTTGAAGTGCTTGAGTACACCTTGCACATGCTTTTTGACATCCGCAGGTATTGCATCTTTCTCAATGGTAGACTCAATCATTTTGATGATTTTGTTTTGACCAATTTCTTTTGCTAGTTTTTTTAGTTCAGTGATTTTCATTATTTGCCCTCCTTAGAGCTTTTGTTTTCGCCAGTGTAAATATCTAAATCCAGTTCTTCTTCCATGTGCAAGAGTCCATCCACAAGCTCATTGAACGCTAGTGATACACCCTCGTTATGCTCATTGATCTCGTCAAGTGTTTTTCTTGGATCAATTTTCCTTATGTCATCGAATATTTGATTGATCACATCCGATGTTTCAAAACCCACATAATCGAAATCGTCTATGTGCTTGCTATCTATCAGTAGTGCAATGGGGATGAAACGAGTGCCTTGATTGAGTGCCAATGCACCTCTAGGCTTTCCCTTGTATGAGCAAGGAACAATAACCAAATCATCCTTGAATAAACGAATAAGGTTGAGTTTTTCATAGTGCTTTTGAATCAAAGGCTTTTTAGTCTTTTGCATATCGACCTCCACAGTCAGTTGCGATTTATTGAAACCCCATTATGAGGCTTGTGTTTTTTTGTGTCAAGAACTTTTTATATCATAAGGTTTACAGAGTAACTAATCTATATCAAAGTTGATCGGAATGAACATCGTTCCTGCAATCCAATCTCCATCCTCAGGCATTCCTTTTAATCGTTTAAACGCATCATAAAGCTCAGTAGCTATTGGATTAGGCTCAGAGCCATTTATCTTTCCTTCTTCATTAATGACACCTGACATCTCTGCACCTGCATATTTTTCCAGTTGTTCATCTGTAAACTCAAGCAAACTGGATACTTTTTGCATAATAAAATTGCTTTCAGCAAGAGCCTTGTGCATGAAGATAGGCACGAACTCTATGTATCCACCCACCATCTCTTGCATCTCCTTGAGCGTAGGCTTTTCATCAAAAGATCTTACCTCTAAATCTAAGCCACTCTTTTCATCACCGATGATTAATACTTTGTATTCACTCATTGTCAGACTCCTCCACCCTTTTTGTTGTTGCTAACATTACTTCAATACGAATTGTTTCTTCACTCTCGCCCAATTCAGAATGCGTAACATCAACATCTTCATCTTTCTTGAATTTTCTCATTGCCTCTGTGAAAGAATCAGCCTCGCATTCAACCCATTGTTCATCCCATATTGGTATAAGAACATATCTTTTTGTTTTATATCTAGCCATTGTCACTCCCATGTATATTTTTTCTCACCATGCACAAACCTGAACATCTTCATGTTATGCATCCCTGTTGATGCTTGTGTAAGCAGGTCATAATCGTTTTGTAATAACAACCTAATAGAAACACAAGGTTTCTTTATTGTTGCGTTACTAGGATTAATCCTTGCTTTAGCATCCCTCAAATACTCTCTAGCATCTTCAATGCCAGAGAGATTCAAGGTCAAACCTCTCGGATAATCATTCATCATCTGATACCCCCATGTAATGATCATCTATCGCTTGAGGCTCTACTACGTTTAAACGACTTGTTTCGCCCTTTGCAACCGACATGACATCTGTCATTTGAAGTATCAAACCTTCCAAATCAATGTCATTCTTGTGCAAACCATCTGTGCAACACACACACTTTGCATCTTTTAATGCATCTATTGCATTGCTCAAGGCATCTACCTTTGCCTGTGCATTTAACCTGAGCAGGTTTTTCTTAGCAATCAAGAATTCTTTCGATGAACTCATATGAGCCTCCTGTAAATTTTTCGTGAATTTGAATACACGCTGACAAAACAATCATCATGAGTATTGGTGCACCTACCCAAAACATAGCATCCATGATGATAGTATGTTGCGCTTCTTGCATGATTAGCTCGTTGAAATACAATTCTTCTTGAATCATGCTACCTCCACTGCATCAACCATTAACACATTTGAGAAGTCTATATCACCCCCATTATGCACAATATCCGATACCGATAAATACTCAGCTGTGCTTTCTGCATCATTAAGACTCTGCGCCTCTACATATGCTTCACCTTCAACATAACCAGACAAACGCACTCTGTATTCTTTTATTTCATTTTCTTGATCAGTCATAATCTGCCCTCCTTTAGGACATTGTTAATGTGTTTAAACGTACTTACCTGCTGATGTTTAGGATTCATACTCCAATAGCTCTTGCATTTTGTGATACCAATGCTCGCTTTTGCTATAGTTTTCCTGTCTCTCTTTTATCATATAAGTAATTGAATTTAGACCAGTAGATCGTTCTATCTCAAGATACTTTGGATTAGGCAACTTGCCTTCCTCATGTCGCTTAGGATGTAACATGTCTATGATCTTCTGCTCAAGTGTCACAAGCTTATTGAATGTATCCACAAGCTCTCTTTGCTCAGGTGTAGCCAGACAATCATCCCTGTCTATATTCGTGTATATGTTAGTGACAGCACTGTTAATGTGAGTCAGTGTATCTGTCAGCAAGCTTTCGTCTTTTTGTTTTCTCATATGCCCTCCTCAGGGATTGTTGGCAGTTAGATAACTTTCATAAATATTCAAGTTATTTAACTACCATGTTGCGATTAATAATAACCTACCTTACCTGTGTGTCTATGTATGTGTCAACATCTTTTTTCCAAACCGACCAGACCGACATGCGCGAATATACGCGCGTGTGTGTATGTGTGTCTGCCTGTGTGCATGCATACATACATATATAAGTATGTGTGAGTGTGAACCCTTTTTTCTAATAAACTGTTTAAACATCTTTTTCCAATACCTTCTCCCATTGCTTGCGTATGTATTCGTTGGCATCCTGAGCATTATTGTATTTGAATCGATCATGATGATTTATTTCTTTCATGTAAAACACATCACTTGCATCATCGCCAGTGAGTAGGCTTCCATATCCACCCATGTGCTCATGTGCTACACACTCAAGCATCTTGAAGCATACTCGTCTTGAGAATGATGGATTGCCGATAGCGAATGCCACCCTGCTCATGTCCATATGTTCGTGTGAGTCTTTGACCATGATCATGAATTCATAGCCGAATTTGTTCTGCTTAGTGCACCATCTCGCTTGTAATCTGACACGCTTGCCTGATTGCTCAATGTGATTGATAAGGCTTGCGATAGCGATACCGCGATTCATCATCGCTTTGCTCTTCACGAATGCAGGACAAGCAACGTCCACAATCATATTCACAATAGGCTCGTCATGCTCCTCACTAGGCAATAGCATGTGTTCATCAACACCTGCATTGTATAGAGGTATGATCGGGAACGCTCCAACTGGCGCAGTCTCCCACACTTCCGCTTGTTCTACACCTGAGTTATCTATCTCATGGGTTAAGCCATGCTCAAGCATATCAACACCTGCCTGCCATCCATCTCGCATAAGGTCTCTGGATACTTGCAATGATTTTGAGCCAGTCCATCCTGATGAATCTTTTTTATCTGATGATGTCATGTGCTTTTGAATACGCTTCGCATTCATCCATGTCTCAAGCTCATGCCATTCTACATTGTATGTATCAACCCTACGTCCATTACGCTTCGTTGTGATTGCTAGATTTTGCATATCGTTTGCTCCTATGTTTAAACAGTTAATTACTTGGATTCCTGAGTGGCTTTCATGCGAGCCTTGCATTCCTTGCGGAGTATGTTCGCATCAGCATCAGTCATACCCTTGTAAAGCCTCATGTTACGCACCTTGTCAATGTTCATACCTGCCCTGAGTAACATTGCACCCTTGATACTGGCTCGTGGTGAGATGATGTAAGCCATTTTTTTCTCTTCTGCAATAGCTCGAACAGTGCGCACCTCAGTCACCCACTTGTCATTCTGTGCAATGGCTCGCTCAATCTTCTCGTCATACCGCATGTCAATCTCAGCGAATCTATCGAGCGTAGCCCCATCGAGCTTGTTTCGCCCAATGTATTGTCTGCTTGCACCATGACCAACAGTGTTGGCTGATGCAATCGCCTTGAAGTTTTTGTGCTTACGCACCATGCCACAAGGGAATGGAGCTTCCATACCTACTTGAATATCCAATGCCTGATTGAATGACACAAGTGCATTAGGATGTGATGCATCCATTTCATCGAATAGGAATACCCCACCATCCTTGAAAGCGCGGTAGAAGTCGGTAGGCTTGTATTCGCCAGTAGCTGTAAGTTGCCCCATCAATTGATGCTCCCACTTGACTGCGGATGCTGAGTAGAATGGAAGCTTAAAAGCTTTAGCTATCTGATAGCCGAGTGTAGTTTTACCTGCTCCTGCTCCACCCACCAGATACACATTGTCACATGTCATCGTTGTGAGTACATCCTCGAATATCTCATGTGTGATCTCACCAGTGAAGTCCACCTTGCCTGCCTCAGTTTTTACCTCAATGGTTCGCATTGATTGCGCCAATTGCTTGAGCTTGCTAATTTGCCTACTAGCTTCACCCATGAATTCCTCTGTCTGACGATCATGTTTACGCTGATATTCTCGAATATCTGCTGACATATCCGAAGTGATGTTAGACACAGCCGAAGTGAACGAAGTATCAACATCATTTTTGAATGTCTCAAATTGGTTGTTTAAACGCTTTTCAGCATCCGATGTATCAACCACTACTTTAGTAGTCTGCACATCACCATCATTCCACAAAGTGACAAGGTCACTAATCGGAGTTGACATTGGCTTGTTGTACGCTATTGCCAATTGCTTGAGCCTAAGTTCCTGCTCTGCACTGACATTGTCAGCGTTGAGGTTATCACCCAACACTCGTTGTAATTCGCTCAACGTAGTGCTATTAGTGATTTGAGTTGAATGATTATACATAGTATAATTCTCCTGTAGTTGCGATTAATTAAAGGGACTCAAACATTGAGTCACCACAAGTGCCACATACCAAACCATGGGTTTGATAAGCGGTGCGAGATTGCCTAGCAATGTTATTGCATGGGATGCATTCCACCTTTACCATTCTGGTAGATTGCTTTTTCCTAGCGTTGATATCTACTGCTCCATGAGGATATGCTCCGAGTTGGTCAGCGATTGCTTGCAATTGAGGACGTAGTGCATCACTCATTGGTGTTGATGTCATGGGAGCAAGAAAGCCACATAGCTTCGCTATTCTGGCAAATTCGCCTCGATGACCACACTCAATGTTCAGTATGAACATAAGAGCATGAATAAGCTCATGGTAAGTGTCAGAGACAACCTCAAGAGGTTTGTCTCTGGCAGGGGATATGTTGATACCGATGTGACCATCAGTAGCGCAGGATGCTTTGACACACTGAGCGACAGCTTTCTTTGTGCGTTGACCTCCAAGCCATGAACATGAGATACGAATTTTTGCTTGTGAGAATACAGCAGGATCAGTGCCAGTTTTTTCACATAAGTGAATGATGCATAGAGCCATACAAGCCTCAAGCCATGTTTCTCGTTGGTGATATTTTGTTTCCATAATTCAGCCCTCCAGAGCCAGTTGCGATTGTAGTGGTAGTTTAAACACCTTTCATTACATTCAAGGTGTTATAAACAACCAATTTATTTAAAATTCCTATCCATGTAATTGTCTAACCTATGCTCATCCTGCACCTCATTTGCATGAAGCATATCCGACAGGTCATCACATGACATGTATTTAACACACATGATTGCAGTGGCTCTCGCACTGAGTGAGCCATCGTCAATCATTCCAATTATCATATCTCTGATATCATTTTCCATTTTTGATCTCCTTTGATCGTTTATGTTAACTATGTTAAAATTGCACTTGGCATCCTTTCGGTTTATAGCCTTACGCTGTGACTCACTGCGTACCACCTGTAAGCATGTTGATTTTTTCGGTTGCTTTGCAAACTCGTGGAATCGTAACCTCATAACGTCTCTACCCTCAACTAGGCTCTGGAGGCTATGCCTGCTCCAGATCAGGCTACCGCATATTGATATCATCTCAGCTCTTACTGCTACGCAGTCAATTAAAACTGCCACCATAACTGTGTGTTTTCAGGTAGGTTAGCCATTCTTTCAGAATGCATAGCGTGATCCATCTCATTCAGTTCGTCATCATCCATATCTGTTAACAGATCACCATGCCATGCAAGTACATGTGAATCATGCAGATCAGGTGAGCCTACAAGCCTCACGTCATCGAACGAATCCGAATCACACACATCTTCACAGTGTGCTAATATCTGCTCGATTTCGTCATTGAGTATGTCAGTCATTCTAATCATGTTGTTACCCTCCATTGGGTTAGTTGCGAAAAGTCATTACACAACTACTGGCTTGTTTAAACCATGTCAACCTTTATTTTCAAATTGGGTTGATATAACCTTTTTACCCTATGGGTAATATTTTTTGTTTAAACAGTTTTTATGGGGTGTAATCATGAGCAAATCCGCATCAAATTTATCGGTTAGACAACGCATGTTTTGTAGGCATGTAGCGCAGGGTATGTCTCAGCGTATGAGTGCAATTGAGGCAGGTTATGCGGATAGTGTGAGTACATCTGATACAGCGTATAAGCTCATGAAAAAACCAGACATACAGCAGGAAATACAGCGTGTATCCAAAGAGATCGAGCGCGAACAACGTGTGTCTCTTGCGCATCATGTCACACGCATGCAAGATCTATCGCAAAAGGCTGAGGATGCAGGACAATATGGGAGCGCGATACAAGCCGAGCATTATGCAGGCAAGGTATCACGCCTGTATGTAGATCAAGCGCATGTCATAAGCGAAAAGCGTGAGTCTCCTGAGGTGATCATAGAACGTTTAAACAAGTTAATTGAGTCCTGAGGTATGCGTGTATGTGTAGGCAGGCATTATGCACCCCCACACCCCCCTGTGCGCAGGCGCGGAGTCCCACATGTACACATATATATGAATTCAAATAAACAGGCAGGTTAATTTATGATTTGATGAACAATGGGTTTACACATACCTACCCCTTTGTTTTGAAAAAAAGAGTTGACAATATTTTATGAAAAATTTTATACCAAAAAAAACGAGCATGTTGTAAACCCCATGTTAGTTTCTGATAAATACAATGAGATAAAAAAGAAGTTGACACCTGATGTCATGGCTAATCTGTCTGGTACTGAGAGAGATGAGATATCTTCTATGTTATCTGCATTGGAGACTGAGGTTAGACGTGAGAAAACACATGAATCCTTTTTAGCTTTCGCTAAAGAGGTATGGGAGCCTTTTATATGTGGTAGACATCATGAGAAGATGGCTGATGCGTTTGAGAGAGTCGCTAAAGGCGATTTAAAGAGACTTATGATTAACATGCCTCCTCGTATGGGTAAGTCTCAATTAACCTCGTGGTTGCTCCCTGCGTGGATTATGGGACGTTCTCCTGAGAAGAAGATCATTATGGCATCTCACACTGCCGAACTTGCCCTGCGTTTTGGTCGTATGGTGAGAAACCTGATTGGAAGTGAAGAGTTTACTAATCTATTTCCTAAAGTGTCTCTTACAGCAGACTCAAAAGCAGCTGGTCGTTTCGATGTGTCTGGTGGTGGTGAATACTTCTCAGTTGGTGTCGGTGGTGCAGTAACTGGTCGTGGTGCGGATCTACTTGTTATTGATGATCCTCATTCCGAACAGCAGGGACAGCAAGCTGATCCTAAAATCTTTGACAGCACATTCGATTGGTTTACATCGGGTCCCAGACAGCGTTTACAACCCGGTGGTGCAATCATCATCGTAATGACTCGCTGGAGCATGAAGGACTTATGTGGTCACATTATGCGTGACAGTCTCATGCGCGAAGGTTCAGATGAGTGGGAAGTCATTGAATTCCCTGCTATTTTACCATCTGGCAATAGTCTTTGGCAAGAGTTTTGGCCCATAGAAGAACTAGAAAAGATCAAAGCAACACTGCCTATTAGTAAGTGGGAAGCTCAGTATCAACAGAAACCTACATCAGAAGAAAGCGCAATAATTAAACGTGAGTGGTGGAAAAAATGGGAACACAATAATCCTCCTGCTGTTTCTTTTGTTATTCAATCATGGGATACAGCATTCTTAAAACATGAACAGGCAGACTATTCAGCTTGCACAACATGGGGTGTTTTTTATGCTGATAATGAAGAAGGGTATTCAGCACCTCAGATTATATTGCTTGATGCAATACAAGAACGATTAGAGTTTCCTGAATTAAAAGCAAGAGCGTTAGAGATGTATAAATATTGGAATCCAGACAGTTGTGTTATAGAAGCAAAAGCAGCTGGTGCTCCATTAGTACAAGAGCTAAGAAGGGCAGGGATCTTAGTAACTGAGTACACTCCGACTCGTGGCAATGATAAAATATCAAGAGTCAATGCTGTTTCTGATTTTTTTGCATCAGGTGTAGTATGGTGTCCTCAAACAAGATGGGCAGAAGAAGTTGTAGAACAATTTGCAGCTTTTCCTGTTGGAGATCATGATGATTTGGTAGACTCATCTACACAAGCTTTGTTAAGGTTTAGGCAGGGTGGGTTTATTTCACTTGACCATGATGAAGAAATGGGTAGTGATGTACCAGTTATTGCTAACTATTATTAAGTTGTTTAAACTATAATATTCTATAGGAAAATATATGGCTGTCGATAAAGCACTTACAGGTTTAGAAATGTCAGACATGCAACAACGCATGAAGGACAATGAAGAAACAGTAGAAATAAGCATTGAAAATCCAGATTCAGTTGCTATTGAAACAGAAGATGGTGGATTGTTAATTGATTTTGATCCAGATTCTATGAATGAAGAGTTAGAGTTTGGTTCAAATTTAGCTGATTTTGTAGATGAAGATGTTTTATCTGCATTAGGTACTGAGTTAGTTAGTGCATATGAAAGTGATAAATCTTCTCGTAAGGATTGGGAAAAGTCTTACATGAAAGGTTTAGAGCAACTTGGATTAAAAGCTGAAGATAGAACAACACCATGGCCCGGAGCTTGCGGTGTTCATCATCCTTTACTGTCTGAAGCTGTAGTAAGATTTCAATCTCAAGCAATTACAGAAATATTTCCAGCATCAGGACCTGCAAAAACTAAAATTGTAGGCAAAATTACTCCAGAAAAAGAAAAACAATCACATAGAATTCAAGATTACATGAATTATCTGCTTACTGATCGCATGACAGAGTATAGAAGCGAGATGGAAAGGCTTTTATTTTCTCTTCCTTTAGCTGGTAGTGCATTCAAAAAGATTTATTATGATCAAGCAATGCAAAGACCTTGTGCAATGTTTATTCCATCAGAAGATATGGTAGTTTTTAATGGTGCATCAGACATAACATCAGTAACAAGACTCACTCATGTCATGAGAAAAAGTAAAAATGAGATTAGGAAACTACAAGTCAATGGTTTTTATCGTGATATTGAATTAATTAGTTATGATTTAGACTTAGATGATGTAAGAGAAAAGTATGGAGATCTAACTGGAGACAAAATTTCTAAATCTAGCTCAGGTGGGACATATTTATCAGGCGATTCTATACATACTTTGTTAGAAATGCATGTAGAACTAGACTTAGATGGCTTTGAAGATGAAAAAGATGGAGAAGTTACAGGTATTGCATTGCCTTATGTGGTTACTGTAGATAGAGATACCTCAGCAATCCTTTCTATACGAAGAAATTGGTTTGAAGATGATGAAGAGCATATGAGAAGAGATCATTTTGTTCATTATGAGTATTTACCCGGTTTAGGATTCTATGGTTTAGGTTTAATACACCTAATTGGTGGCTTAGTTAAGTCTGCAACAAGCTTGCTTAGGCAATTAGTTGATGCAGGTACACTTGCTAACTTACCCGGTGGTTTAAAAACTAGAGGCATGAGAGTAAAAGGTGATGATACACCTATTATGCCCGGTGAATTTAGAGATGTAGACGTTCCGGGTGGAACTATTAGAGAAAATATTTCATTTTTACCACACAAAGAGCCATCGCCTACATTATTTCAGTTATTAGGCAATATAGTTGAAGAAGGTAGAAGGTTTGCTGCTATTACTGATGTAAAAGCTTCTGATATGAACTCACAAGCACCAGTAGGAACTACTTTGGCTATTTTAGAAAAGAATATGAAGGTTATGTCTGCTATACAATCTAGATTGCATGCTTCTATGAAAAAAGAATTAGCTATATTAGTAAATGTAATTAAAGACTTTGGTCCTACATCATATCCATATGAATTAGATGATGATGAAAAGAGTAGTTTAGAAAAAGATTTTGATGAAAGAGTAGATGTAATACCAGTTTCTAATCCAAATGCTGCTACTATGGGGCAAAGAATAATGCAATATCAATCAGCATTACAACTTTCTGCACAAGCACCACAACTATATAATATGCCTACTTTACATAGGCAAATGTTAGAAGTGTTAGGTATAAGTGATGTAGAGCAAATAGTTCCAATGACTGATGAGATTAAACCTAAAGATCCAGTTCAAGAAAATATGGATATTCTAAATGGTAAACCTGTTAAAGCATTCGAGTATCAAGATCATGATGCTCATATCAAAGCACATATGACAATAATGCAAGATCCTGAAATGATACAAATGATGGAAGCTTCACCAATGGCACAATCAATACAAGGAGCGTTCCAAGCACATATAACAGAACACTTAGCATTTAAGTATCGCAAAGAAATAGAACAAGAGTTAGGAATAGAGTTACCTCCAATAGGTATGGAGCTACCTCCAGAAATAGAAAATAGATTATCAGCATTGATAGCTGAAGCATCTGAACAATTACTTGGTAAACAACAACAAGAACAACAACAACAAATGAATGAACAAGCTATGCAAGATCCTGTAGTTCAAATGCAAAGAGAAGAAATAGAAATAGAGAAACAAAAAGCACAATCTAAAGCACAAACAGATCAAGCTAAATTATTACTCGATGCTAGAAAAGAAGAAATGAGAAATGAAATAGAAAAACTTAAAATTGAAACAACTGAAAGAATCGAGGGTGCAAAAATTGGAGCTAAGATTGCTGAAAGACAAGCTGACTTAAATGTAAAAGAGCAAAAAATTTCAGCAGATCAAGAAACAAAAGGCGCAGAGATTGGAAGTAGAATTGCAGATCAATTATTAAAAGGTGATAATAATGGTTGACACAAGATTCGCTGATTTGTTAATCTCACGTTTAAACGAGACAGAAGATTTATTACAAGAAAGTATTTTATCAGGTTCTATAAAAAACTTTGAAGAATACAACCTTAATAGAGGAAAGCTCGAAGGTATAAAACTAGCAAAACGAGATATTGAAGAAATAATGAATCAAGTTTTGATAGAAGATTGATTTCGCCCGAAGGGTGCAAGGAGTTCTCCACTTCTCCTTTTAAGTGGTGCAATGAGGACATCAGAAATGGCATTAGCAGAAGCTACTGATATAAAACAAAGCAAGAAAGGACTACAGTTACCAGTTCCTACTGGTTACAGAATTTTAATAGGATTACCAGATGTTGAAGAAAAAACAGATGGTGGAATATTAAAAGCATCACAAACATTAGAAAATGAACATGTATCTTCTATTGTTGGTTTTGTTCTAGATATGGGTCCTGACTGCTATAAAGATAAACAAAGATTCCCTGATGGTGCTTGGTGTAAGGAAGGTGATTTTATAATCATGAGAGCTTACAGTGGCACTAGATTTAAAATTCATGGAAAAGAGTTTAGACTTATCAATGACGATACTGTTGAAGCTGTGGTAGATGATCCGAGAGGAATTACTCGTGGATAATCAAGAAGCACAAATTCTGCCTGATGAAGCAGATGTAATGAAAGTCGATAGCGATATTGATCTAGAAATAGTTGATGATCGACCAGAAGAAGATCAAAGACCTGCTAGACAAGCTACTGATGATGATAATTTTGATATTAATGAAGAAATTGATGGTGTAGATGATCGTGTTAAAAAACGTATTAATCGTTTGAAATACGAATATCATGAGCAAAGAAGAGCTAAAGAAGAAAACGAAAGAATTCGTGACGAAGCTGTTCAATATGCCAAAAAGATTCAAGAAGAAAACGCTAAGTTATCAGATATTGTTAATCGCAGTGAAGAAGCTTTAATTAAAAGTGTGTCTACTAAAGCTGATGCTGAAATAGAAGCAGCTAAACAAGCTTACAAAAAAGCTTATGATGAAGGCGATTCTGAAGCATTAGTAAAAGCACAAGAGCAATTAACTAGAGCACAGACTGACAAAACATATTTAAATAATTATCAACCTCAACCACAAAAAGTTGAGCCAGCTCAGTCTTTTGATCAGCAACCACCTAATGTTGATCAAAAAACTAAAGATTGGATGGCAAAGAATGTATGGTTTGGTAGTCCCGGTTATGAAAAGATTACTGGATTTACTCTTGGTATTCATGAAGATTTAAAAAATAAAGGCATAACTTCAGCAGATAATGTTTATTTTGAAACAATTAACTCTGAGTTAAGTCAAACTTTTCCGCAAGTTTTTAATGCACAAAACATAGAAAACACTGCGCAACCACAAAGCAATAAAAAAAGAACTAACACGGTAGTAGCCTCAGCACAAAGAGATGGCAAAAATCCGCGCAAAATACAGCTTACACAGACTCAATTAAAACTCGCTAAAAGATTGGGAATTACCCCTTTAGACTATGCCAAACAAATTGCTAAGGAGAAAAGACGTGGCTGATATTAAACAAAACCAAAAAGACGAGCGCAACTCACGCGACTTGGAAACAAGAAGCGAAACAACAAGACCTGAAACTTGGACACCTCCTCCATTGTTACCAGATCCAACACCACAAAAAGGTTGGGCATTTAGATGGATTAGAACAAGTATGGTTGGCAAAGCTGACAATACTAATGTTTCTATGAGATTTAGAGAAGGCTGGGAAGCAGTGAAAGCTGAGGATCATCCTGAACTTTCTGTGATTTCTGATCACGAATCTAAGTTCCCCGGATGTGTCGAAGTAGGTGGATTGTTATTATGTAAAGCTCCAGAAGAAATGGCTGTGCAAAGACAAGCTCATTATGAGAATAAAGCACAGCAACAGATGGAGAGTGTTGATCATCAGTATATGAGAGAAAATGATCCACGGATGCCTGTATTGCGCCCTGATCGTAAATCTCGGACTACTTTTGGTCGTGGCGGTTCGTAAGAACTTAAACTATTATTAGAGGAAGATAACATGGCTACAACAGCAGCTCCTTATGGTGCTAGACCAGTTGGTACTCTTTCTGCTAGTGGTTCTTTTACTGGAAAAACAACGCAGATTAAAGTTGCATCAGGCTATGCTACATCTATTTTTCATGGTGATTTTGTGAAAATGGTGTCAGCAGGTACAGTCGAAAAAGATGCAGGTACTACCGCTCTAACATGCATAGGTATATTTTTAGGATGCAAGTACACTGATCCTAATACAAATCAAATGACATTCAATCAATACTGGCCCGCTAGTACAGTGGCTTCAGATGCGGTTGCTTATGTCTTAACCGATCCAAATGCAACATTTATGATGCAAGGTGATGCTACAATCGCACAGACAGCACTTGGTGCTAACTTTGCAGTTGTGCAAACTGCTGGATCTACTTCAATCGGCAAAAGTAAAAATGCTTGTGATGCTTCAACAGTCGCAACCACTAATACTTTGCCACTTAGAATTGTCGATTTCGTTGACGGACCGACTTCATCTATAGGTGATGCTTTTACAGACGCTATATATAAAGTCAATGTTGGTCATCAACTCGTCAATACCACTGGCGTATAGGAGGATTTAAACTATGGCTATTTCAAGAGCGCAAATGCTTAAAGAACTCCTACCGGGGCTTAATGCCTTGTTTGGTTTGGAGTATGAAAAATACGAAGATGAGCACACAGCCATCTATGAAACTGAAGCTTCTGATCGTTCATTCGAGGAAGAAGTAAAGCTCAGTGGATTTGCTGCAGCTCCTGTTAAAGATGAAGGCAATGCAATCAGTTATGATTCAGCGCAAGAAGCTTTTACAGCAAGATACAACCACGAAACTATTGCAATGGGATTCGCAATTACAGAAGAGGCTATGGAAGATAATCTATATGACTCTTTGTCAGCGCGATATACTAAAGCTCTAGCTCGTGCAATGGCTTATACTAAACAGGTTAAAGCCGCTAACCCACTTAACAATGGATTTTCTAACAGTTTCCAAACTGGTGATGGTGTAAACTTGTTTACAACTTCTGGTGATGGAGTAACTGGTGGTGATGGACACCCATTAGTAAGTGGTGGAAAAAATGGTAATAGACCTGCAACTGGTGCTGATCTTAATGAGACTTCACTAGAAGCAGCTGTTATTCAAATAGCAGGATGGACTGATGAGAGAGGACTACTAATTGCAGCTAGACCTCGTAGACTTATTGTTCCACCTAATCTAATGTTTGTTGCAACTCGTGTCCTAGAGACAGAAGGTCGTACAGCAACTGCTGACAACGATCTTAATGCGATTCGCGCAAATGGTACTATTCCTGAAGGATATTCAGTAAACCACTACTTAACAGATACTAATGCGTGGTTCCTTACTACTGACATTCCTAATGGTCTAAAGCACTTTGAGCGTACACCATTAGATACAAGTATGGATGGAGACTTTGATACAGGTAATGTTCGCTATAAAGCTAGAGAGCGTTACTCATTCGGAGTATCAGATCCACTAGGTTTATTCGGTTCCCCCGGATCGTCATAAGCTGACTCATGAGGGGGGAAGTAATTCCCCCTTTTTTATTAATCCTGACTACTATATGATGTAGTAGACAATTGCCAAGACAGGAGAATTAAATGGCTAACACAACTTTTAACGGACCAGTTCGGTCAAAAAATGGCTTCAAAGTCATTTCAGAAAATTCCAGTACAGGAGCTATAACTGATGTAGTAGATATTGCTTCAACTGGTATTGTTACAAATAAATATGTAAAACACGTTGGTTTTGCAACAGGTGTAACAGTAAATACTACAGCAGGAGATAGTCCAGCTATAGGTGAATTCACACAACCAGCTAATACAATTATTACAGATATTAAAATATTCTGTGATACTGCTCCAGTAATAGGAACAGGAGATATTGGTTACGAAGTGGGAACAAGTAGTTCTGGTGCACAAATAGTAGCAGCTCAGACTGATGAAATACTTGATGGTGGTACAACTGTTGTCGAGCATAATGTAACTGTGACCAGTTTAGTTCTACAAACTCAAGATGGAACAACAGCTCCAGCTTCAGTACAGTATACTTCTGCTGCAAGAACTATTTACTGCAACATTACTAATACAGTAGATGCTACAACTGCTGGTTCATTTACATTTATAATAGAATACGTTCAAATAGCGTAATAGGAGTAAATTATGGGAACTAGCTCAGATATAAAAGCTACAACCATTACAGCAGACACTGTAGCTCTAGATGCTGATGGTATAAGCACAGCTGCCTCAGTTGGAAATAACGCAGCACTTACTATAGGTGGTGCATTAGCTGATAGCGGTTCTGTTACTCTTAGTCATGGTAGAATTGTAACTATTCTATCTGCTGGTGACGATTCTGGTATTTCTTTTACAGTAGTTGGAACTGATGTAAATGGAGATGCTCAAACAGAAACAATCACTGGTGCTAATGCTGGCACAGCAACTGGAAGTAAATATTTTCTAACAATAACAAGCATTACAGCAGTAGGTAATCCAGCAGGTAATGTATCTGCTGGCATAAATGCCTCTGCTTCAGATGTTATTTTTGCAGGAAGATCTAGACTTAGAGGTGCTTATTACACGAGTACAGCGACAGCAGGGACAGTAGATTTACTTAATACATCCCCTACTGGCTCAAGTATTATGAAGATAAGCTCAGTTGCTTCAGCTACAGCTACTAGAAACATTACAGTGCCTTCTGATGGTGTATTATTCGATAGTGGTATATATATTCAATATACTGTTTCTACATTTTTAACTCTTACAATATTTCATGCTTAGTATGAATGCTGATTCAAAAGAGTTAATAAGAAGAATAGAAACTAAAATAGTAGGTTGTTTATTTTTACTAACTGATCCAATAAAGGGTTCTCCAATTTCTTTATCTTATGATGAAAAAGATAAAAATATTATATTTGAAGTTATTGGAGAATCTATATCTATTTCAAACAAAATAAGCGTTGATGTGTTTATGAATTTAAAACCAAAAGATATAACTGAATTAGGTAACTCTATGAGTTCTGAATTTGTAAAAGATCAAGAAAAACAAAATAAACCAATATTAAAATTAGTAGGAGGCTAAAATGCCAAATTTAATGGGAAAAGAATTTTCATACGATAAAAAAGGTATGAGTGAGTTTCAAAAAGCAAAGAAGAAAATGGACATGATGGGTAAGAAGAATGGCGGTCTTATGAAATATAGAGATGGTGGTGTCATCGAATATAAAGGTGGCGGTGCTATTCCTGAGCAAGATAGAGTTATGAAAAAATTTGCTATGGGTGGTATGCTCGATAAAGATAAGATGGACATGCAAAAAATGGCTAAAATAAAATAACTGGAGCAACTATGGCTAATAAATATAAAGTTATAGAAAATGGAGTTAGTTTACTTACAGGCAATACGATATATCAGATCGCAAATGCAGATGATGAAGTTGTAGATGTAGGACCTTACAACAAAAAAGAAGCAGAATCTGCTTTAAAAGTATTGCAACCAAAAAAAGTAGCTAAAAAAGTTTCTAAGAAAAAAGCTACTAAGAAGTAAATAATGGCTACAAGTGGAACATATAACTTCAACTTAGACTTGAGTGACATTGTTGAAGAAGCATTTGAACGAGCAGGTTTAGAGGCTAGGTCAGGTTATGACTATAGAACAGCAAGAAGAAGTTTAGACTTGATGTTTTTAGAGTGGCAAAATCGTGGTCTTAATCTTTGGACAATACAAGAAGGTACTCAAGCACTTACATCTGGCACTTCAAGATATACTTTATCTGGAGATGAGCTAGATATTATTGAAGCATTTGTAAGAGTTGATGCAGGCAATACTTCAAAACAAACAGATCAAATGTTGACTAGAATATCTATTAGTCAGTTTTCTCATTTAAGTAATAAGTTAGAATCTAGTAAACCTTTACAATATTGGGTAGAAAGAGATCCTAGTGCAATATCTATAAATTTATGGCCCGTTCCTGATGATGCTCAGACATATACATTGGTTTACTATTATATGCAAAGAATAGAAGATACAGGCTCAGTAGGCTCAAATAATACTGATGTACCTGTAAGGTTTTTGCCATGTTTGACTGCTGGGTTAGCTTACTATATTAGTCTAAAAAAACCTGAAGCAACTGAAAGAGCACCTTTGTTGAAGCAAATATATGAAGAGCAATGGAGTTTAGCTTCAGATTCAGATAGAGAAAAAGCATCATTATATATGATTCCCGGAGGATATTCTTAATGGCTAGTTATGCTAAGGGTAAGTTTGCTTTTGGTTTTTGCGATAGAACTGGATTTAGATATCCATTAAAAGATTTAGTAAATCAAATAGAAAATAATAGACCTACAGGAAAAATGATTGGCAGAGATATGATTGATGAAGATCAACCACAATTACAATTAGGTAGAATTAGAACTTTAGATCCTCAAGCTTTAAGAAATGCAAGACCAGATACAGCACAAGGTGAAAGCAGAAAGTTTTTTGCTTTTGATCCTGTAGGAGGAGGTAATAGTGCTTTAGGTAGTAAAACTGTAGGTCTTGATATAAAAGGCAAAATTGGTAATGTAAAAGTGAGTACAAGCTAATGGCATGGACATATACAACTTTAACTCAGGCAATTAAAGATTATACAGAAAATACTGAAACAACCTTTAATAACAATATTGCTATATTTATTACTAGTGCAGAAGAAAAAATACTAAGAAGTGTAGAGTTACCAGTATTTAGGAAAAATGTAACAGGCTCAATAACTAGCGGTAATCAATATTTATCAACACCAAGTGATTTTTTAAGACCTTATTCTTTGGCATTAGTAAATAGCAGTTCACATGAATATTTAGTTAATAAGGATGTAAATTATATAAGAGAGCTATACCCAGCTCCTGCGACTACAGGTGTGCCTAAATATTATGCTTTATTTGATAATAATACATTTATTTTAGGACCGACACCTAATGCTAGTTTTACGAGTGAATTGCATTATTTTTATGAACCAACATCTATAACAGCAAGTGGTGATGGAACAAGTTGGTTAGGAACTAATGCTGAAAACGCATTATTATATGGAGCTTTAGTTGAAGCTTATATATTTATGAAAGGTGAGCCAGACATAATACAAAATTATAATGAACAGTTTCAAATTGCTATGGGTCTATTAAAATTAGAAGGTGATGGATACGATAGAACAGATGCTTATAGAACTGGACAAAAAAAAATTAAGGTTAGTTGATGTTTAACGTAGAAGTAAAAGCAGATATAAGTAATGTAAGCGTACACACTACTAAAAATAGGGGTTTTTCCCCAGAAGAAATTGCTGCAAGAGCTGTAGAAAAAATAATTTCTGTCGCAGAAGGAGCTAATCCTGAAGTAAAAGCGCAAGCAGAAGCTTTCAAAAGTAGGGTGTATCATGTTATTGTATTAGCTTGTAAAGATGCAATAAATAGCGATAGGACTACAATGCACAATCTTTTAACTAAACAAGGTCATAAAGATATGGCTGATATTTTAAGGAGACTATAATGGCTATATCGCAAGCTATGTGTACTTCGTTCAAGCAAGAACTTCTTGAGGGGGTCCATAATTTTAAAAACTCAGGCGGTAGCACTTTTAATTTAGCGTTATATACAAGTTCGGCTTCATTAGGGGCTGCAACAACTGCATATACAACTTCTAACGAAGTTAGCGGAACTAATTATAGTGCTAAAGGCGGTTCACTAACTAGAGTAGATCCATCTACTTCTGGAACAACAGCATTAACTGATTTTGCAGATTTAACTTTTAGTTCTGCAACAATTACTGCTAATGGTGCAATGATATTTAATGATTCAGCTTCTGGAGATCCAGCAGTTTGTATTTTAGCATTTGGAGGGGATAAAACTTCTACAAACGGAGATTTTACAATACAGTTTCCAACAGCCGATGCTTCAAACGCAATTATTAGAATAGCTTAATGGCTAATGTAGCAGGTTGGGGTAGAGGCACTTGGAATGCTGGAAGTTGGGGATCTCACACACCTGTAGAAGTTACTGGTAATGTTGGTACTACTGCACTAGGTTCAGAAACAGTAGTTGCAAAATCATTAGTTGTAGTTTCAGGAAATGTAGGAACAACAGCACTAGGAAATTCTGTTGTAATAGGTAAGGCAGTACAGGGATTATCTGCTGTCACATCGACATCAGGTCTCGGAGATGAAAGTGTTATATGTGCTGCAAATATAGCTGTAACAGGAAATGTAGGAACAACAGCATTAGGTGCTGAGACTGTAATAGCAAAAGCGTTAACAGAAGTTACTGGTAATGCTGGAACAACACAACAAGGCGAAGTTGTAGTACAGGCTGTAGCTGTAGTTGGTGTAACTGCTGTAGCATCAACAAGTGGACTTGGTGATGAAAGTTTAATAACGAACAATAATTTAGCGGTTACAGGTTTTGCAGGAACTACTGCTACTGGAAATGTAACTAATATAAGTAAGGCTTTAGTAGAACCAACAGGAGTAGAAGGGGAAGGACAAACAACAATAGTTAATGTTTGGGGTTTAATAGATGATTCACAAACACCTAATTGGAGTCAAGTAGATGATTCACAAACAGATAATTGGAGTTCTATAGATGATTCACAAACACCAACTTGGAAAGAAGTAGCATAAGAGGAATAAAATATGGCAAGTACATATGTAAACGATTTAAGATTAGAAGAAATAACCACAGGTGAACAGTCAGGAACTTGGGGCGATACCACTAATACAAATTTAGAACTTATTGCAGAAGGATTAAGTTTTGGCACAGAAGCAATAACAACAAATGCAGACACACACACTTCAACTGTAGCTGATGGTGCAACAGACCCTGCTAGGTCAATCTATATTAAATACACTGGAACACTCGATTCAGCTTGTACTATTACAATAGCACCAAACACACTTAGTCGTTTGCACTTTATCGAGAATGGCACAAGTGGTTCGCAAAACATTATTATTTCACAAGGTAGTGGGGCCAACGTAACCATACCTGCTGGTGATACTAAAGCAGTTTACCTAGATGGTGCTGGTTCAGGAGCTGCGGTTGTTGATGCTTTTGCCAGTTTAAACGTAGTAGATTTAAAAGTACAAGATGATCTAACAGTTACAGATGATGCGACTATAGGTGGCACTTTAGGTGTTACAGGTATAGTCACACTAACTGATGATTTGATTATTGGTGATGGCAAAACAATTGGTTCTGCTTCAGACGTAGATGCTATGACTATTGCTTCTAATGGACAAGTAACATTTACACAAACACTTATTGGTACAGCTTTAGATATTTCAGGTGATGCAGACATTGATGGAACTTTAGAAACTGATGCACTAACTATTAATGGTTCAGCAGTAAATTATAAAGCTTTTGGTACTGCTTCAATTATGCTTGGAGACAATGCTACAGGAACTATTGATGCTGCTAACAACAATACTGGTGTAGGTGTTGATGTTTTTGCAGCTTTAACATCTGGTGATGATAACGTAGCCATCGGTAGACTAGCGTTAACAGCAAACACAACAGGTTCAGCTAATGTTGCGGTTGGTAGAGATTCTATGGAAGCAAATACGACTGCAAGTAATAATACTGCTGTCGGTACTGATTCTTTAAAAGCAAACACTACAGGACATTCAAATGTAGCAGTTGGTAAAGAAGCTCTATTATCTAACACAACAGCAAACTTTAATGTTGCGGTAGGTGTAGAGGCTTTAGAAGCAAATACAACTGGAAGTGAAAATACTGCTATGGGTATTCACGCTATGAAAGCAAATACTACAGGCAGTACAAATGTAGCTATTGGTACTTCTGCTTTAGATGCAAACACAACAGCTAGTAATAACACAGCGATTGGTGGTAGTTCTTTAGGATTAAACACAACAGGAACTGAGAACACAGCAGTCGGATCAGGTTCTTTAAGAACAAACTCTACTGGAGATTATAATACTGCGGTGGGTTATGAATGTTTAAGATTAAGCACTACATCAGATGAAAACACAGCAATGGGTTATTATGCTTTAGGTGCGAATACAACAGGAACATTAAATACTGCGGTGGGATCTCAGGCTTTAGATGCAAATACAACAGGAAACAATCTCACTGCTATTGGTCAGTTGTCTTTATCAGGTAACACTACAGCAAATAACAATACTGCAGTTGGTACATCTTCTTTACAAGCAAACACAACAGGTTCTGAGAATCAAGCATTAGGAACTTATGCTTTAACATCAAACACCACAGGACATTCTAACACATCAGTAGGTTACAACTCTCTAGGAGCTAATACTACAGGCGCTCAAAGCACATCTATGGGTTTTAGAGCTGCACAAGCAGTTACAACAGGAAGTGGACATACAGTTTTTGGTTTTAGTGCATTAAAAGCTGCGACAACAATAGATTATGGGTTTGCAATAGGTTATGAAGCTGGTGTAGCTAATACAAGTGGTGCGCAAAATACTTATGTTGGAAACTTTTCTGGAGATTCTGTAACTACTGGTGGTGATAACACTATGTTAGGTTTCGCAGCTGGTGCTGGTGTTACAACTGGTGGTCAAAACACTTGTTTAGGACATAGAGCTGGAGATGCGATAACAACAGGATTAAAAAATGTAATGGTTGGTGCTTCAGCTTCTGTAAGTGCTGTTGACGCATCAGGTCAATTAGTTCTTGGATATAATGTTACGAGTGCTGGTAATAATTATTTTTCTTTTGGACAAAACGCAGAAGGTGTGGTTTCTAATCAATATTCTGCTAATGCTTCTTGGGCAAGAGGTTCGGATGAAAGATTAAAAACAAATATAACAAACGATGCATTGGGTTTAGATTTTATAAAAGATTTAAGAACAGTCACCTTTAAGTGGAAACCTAATAACGAACATCCAAAAACTTTTAACTCTTATCAAGAACAAAATGTAAAAGATACTTCAACTGTAATGCACGGAATGATTGCACAAGAAGTTAAAACAGCTTTGGATACTGCTGGTGTAAGTACATTTGGTGGTTGGGTAGAAGGACAAGATGGAACACAATTAATATCTCAAGAGATGTTTATATATCCATTAATCAAAGCAGTACAAGAACTTAGTACAAAACTAGAAGCAGCAGAAGCTAGAATTTCTGCATTAGAATCTTAAAGTAAAACGAGGAAAAATAAAATGGCAGTAACTAAAACAATGACGAAAGCTACACCTTATGAAAAGTCAAGCAAAGCGCAAGAATGGCACTTAGAGATGAAGTACGAAAACGATAGCGAAGGTGATGCTACTTACTATACTTCTACTTTTAGCCACAGGGCAGTAGCAGCCGATGGTGATTTTACCGCAGCCGCTAAAGGCACGTTTAACTTAGCTGCTTTGACAGCACTTTGTCCTGTTTCACACTGGGATACAGTTTTTGCTAGTCAAGTAGACTCAGTTATTACTAATCCAAATACAAATCCTGTAGCAGACGAATCATTTTCAGTACCTAGTTAATATGGCTACTCAAATTCACAGTATGCCTAGTGTTTTTGTACTAGAACACGACATACCAAAAGAGATGGTGACAGATCTTAATATCTACTTAGATGCTTATCTAAAAGAAAAAGGTCGTAAGTCACTAGCAAGTACACTTGTTGGACAGATACAACATGGACAACAACTGTTAATGGATCATGAAGATGAAAAGATTGTAGAGTTTACTAACATGTTATGTGGACTAGGAGCTGAGTATATTAATAGATTTTCTCAAGCTACTGGTGCAACTTACAAGACTAACAAGCGTGTAGAAATAGATGAACTTTGGTCAGTACATAGCTATGAAAGAGACTACAACCCAATACATAGTCACGGAACTAAAACACTAATGGGTATCTCTTGCACAACTTGGACTAAAGTACCACAGCAAATATTAGATCAACCTACAGCAGGTACATCCGAATATAATCTATACAACGCTAGTGGAGATTGTGACGGCTACTTAGCTTTTCAGTATGGACAAAATCACGTTACAGATGTAGAGATTTTAAAACCTCCACAAAGCTTTGTAATACAACCACAAGTAGGAAAGCTTTATCTATTCCCAAGCTGGTTGCAACACATGGTTTACCCCTTTCAGGGTAAAGGTGAACGTAGAACAGTCGCTGCTAATCTCAACTGTTGGGATATGCAGGAGGCAACTTGATGAGTAAATCTCCAGATGCTTTTGTATACAGAGCAACGCTTGATCGCGTTGTAGATGGCGATACATTTGATTGTATACTAGATCTAGGTTTCGATGTAAAACTGCATAAACAGCGCGTTAGACTGCATGGGATCGACACACCTGAATCTAGGACTAGAGATTTAGCTGAAAAAAAACTAGGATTAAAAGCAAAAGAACGATTAAAAGAGCTTTGTGTAGGATCTTTTAAAATTAAATCTCACGGGAAAGGAAAATACGGAAGAATTTTGGGTACACCCTACACAGAAGATGGCAAAGATATTTGTAAAATTTTAATAGAAGAAGGACACGCTGTAGAATATTATGGTGGCACTAAAACAAAAGTATGGGGAGATTATTAATGTTTAACCTTTGGAATAAAGTAAAATCTTTATTTGTTAAAGATAATTCAGAATATAAAGTTGTACGAGCTAGAACAAAAAAAGGTAGATTTGTTGCTGATGATCCATCTACTAAAAAAAATGAAGCTTATACAAAAGTAAAAGTAAAAAAAAGTAAAAAATAATGCCTTTAGTTCGTTACACTTTTAATCCGGGAATTAATAAGGAAGGTACTGACTATAGTAATGAAGGTGGATGGAATGATTCTAACTTTATTAGATTTAGAGCAGGTAGACCTGAAAAAATTGGTGGATGGGAAAAAAGAACTTCTAATACATTTATTGGTACAGCTAGAAAATTACTTCAATGGTCATCATTAGATAGTGATAAATTTATAGCAATAGGCACTAATAAAAAATTATATATTTTACAAGGTAATGCATATTACGATGTTACTCCTATAAGAAAAACATCTACTAACAGTATTACATTTTCTGCAACAAATGGTAGTTCTACAATTACTGCTACTGATTCATCTCATGGTGCTGTAATAGGTGATTTTGTTACTATTTCAGGTGCAGTCAGTCTTGGCGGTAATATTACTGCTACTGTTTTAAATCAAGAATATGAAATAGCAACTGTTCCTACTGCAAACACATACACTTTTGTAGCTAAAGATACTTCTAGTTCTACTGTAACTGCTAATAGTAGCGATAGTGGTAATGGTGGTTCTGGTGTTGATGGTAGTTATCAGATTAATGTTGGATTAGATACTTTTGTTGATGGTGTAGGTTTTGGCTCTGGAACTTGGTCTGAAGGTTCTTGGGGTAGTAGTGCTACTGGATTTTCTTCTCAATTAAGAATATGGTCTTTAGATAATTATGGAGAAGATTTAGTGTCATGTGGTAGATTTGATGCTATTTATTATTGGGATAAATCTGATGGATTAAATACAAGAGCTATACCATTAGCTTCTATTTCAGGTGCTTCCAATCCTCCAAGCAAAGCATTACAAGTAATAGTTTCAGAAAAAGATAAACATTTAATAGCATTAGGATGTACTCCTTTTGGTTCTACTGATATAGATTTTATGCAGATCAGATGGTCAGATCAGGCAAATGCTGCTGATTGGACACCAAAAACGACTAATACTGCTGGTGATGTTAGATTATCTTCAGGTTCAACAATTATTACTGGATTAAAAACTAGACAAGAAATTATTATTTGGACAGATACTTCTATATATAGTATGAGATTTATAGGCGATCCATATGTATTTTCAGTAGATTTGATTACTGAAGGTATAAGTATAATGTCACCAAATGCAATGATAAATGCTAACAATATTGTTTATTTTATGGATCAAGATAATTTTTATATATATAGCGGAGGCATACAAACTATGCCTTGTTCTGTTAGAGCTTATGTTTTTGAAGATTTTAATAATGGTCAAGCATATAAAGTATTTGCCACAAGGAATGCACAATTTAATGAAGTTTCTTGGTTTTATTGCTCATCATCTTCAAATGAAATAGATCGTTATGTTACTTATAACTATTTAGAAAAGAATTGGACAATAGGTCAATTATCAAGAACAGCATGGATAGATTCTGGTGTAACAAGTAGAAATCCAATAGCAACTTCTAATAACTATATTTATAACCATGAAATAGGATATAACGATGATGGAAATGCATTAGTAGCTTATGTAGAAACTGCTGATTTTGATATTGATGATGGAGATCATTTTTCTTTTATCAGAAGATTAATACCAGATATAAAATTTATTGGTTCTTCTACAGATCCAGAAGTTACTTATACAATAAAAACTAGATCATCTGGTTCAGGAACTTTAGTTTCGGCAACATCAGCATCTATTGGTAATACAACAGGAATGACTAATATTAGAGCTAGAGGTAGACAAATAAGATTAAGAATAGAAAATAGTGATTCAAATAATGGATGGAGATTAGGCGATGTCAGACTTGATGTTAGACCTGATGGATTAAGATGAGTGATAATTCAGCATTTAGAATACCTTTAGAAATACCTATTTCAGATGATTATGATAAAGATTATATGATTCGTTTATTAAATCAATTAAGACTTAATTTTAATACAATACAAACACAAGCAGAAACTAATGAGCCTGTAGAGGCTTTTCAATGGTATTTATTATAATGGCTAATATTTATAAAAATGCAATAACATCTTTAAGCACAACAAACTCAACTACGATATATACTGTGCCGACAGCAACTGTAGCTATTATAAAAACTATTAGTGCTTATAACTCAAATGGTTCAAATGCTGCTACCCTAACTATACAAATAACAGATACTTCTGAGTCAGTAACAAAAACTTTTGATATTGTAGATGTAGCTGCTGCTACAAAAAAAGGTTTCTTATTGAATGGAGAAAATATAATATTAGACGAAGCAGATATACTAAAGATGACAGCAGAAACTGCAAATTATTTTGATATATATGTTTCGATACTTGAGATATCATAGTGTTTAAACAGAGTGAGACTTAATATGCCAATGGAAGATTTTAGAAAACTTATAAATTCTAACAAAGATATGAGAAATATGAACGATGGTGGCATGATGAGACCAATGCAACCTATGGCTGAAGCATTAGCAGAGAAAGGTCGCTTTGGTGATACTATGCTTGTTCATATGAATCCAGCAGAAGTGCAAGGATTAGCATCGCTAGTTCCTAATGGGCAATTAACTATAAATCCAGATACAGGTCAACCTGAAGCATTTTTACCATTATTATTAGGTTTATTAGGTTCTGGTTTAGGTGCAGCAGGAGTGGGTAATGCATTACTTTTAGGTTCATTAGGCTCAGGTATAGGAACTGCTATTGAATCAGGAAGCCTTAAAAAAGGCATACAAGCAGGATTGTTGAGTGGTTTAATGGGTGGTCTAGCTGGAAAAATGTTTACAGGTGCTAAAGCTGCAACAGATGTTGCAACACAAGCTGGAACAAAAGCTGTAACAGATGCTGCAACACAAAGTGTTACTGAATCAATAGCAAATCAAGCTCTTAGTTCAGCTACAGCAGGTACTACAGAAGCTGCAAAACAAGGAATTATGGGTAGCATAGGTCAAGCAGGTCAAGCACTTATGGATCCTTCAAATTTACTTGGTGCACAAGGAACACTTGCTACTGGTTTAACTCCCGGTTTAGTTGGAGAAGCACAATCGTTTCCAGAGTATGACTTTAGCCAAGTAAACGAACAAAACAAAGAAGATCCTTACCGAAGAGCAGTATTAAGAGATAGAGGATTTACACCTGCTCCTGAAGGTTATCGTCCGGGTATTGATCCAGAGCATAACTATTTTCAGAATCCATTTGCATTTGATTTATTAACACCAGAACAATCAGAAATGTATCCTTACCCTATGGATCCAATTAGAACAATGGCAGGAGGAGGCTCATTAAAAGAAATTCCTGAAGGTAATAAAGGATTAGCAAAATTACCAACAGATGTTAGAAATGAAATAGGCTTTATGGCAGATGGTGGTTTAGTTGATGATGAGAAAAAGCCTAAAGGTTATTTTATGGGTGGTCAGTTTAGTTCTACACCTTTTGGAATAAGAGGCATGACAAACGCACCGATGAATTCATATTCATTTTCACAACCTTCTTATCAACCAATGAATCCTTTTAATCAACCACAATATATGTATGGTGGATTAAATCAAAGACCTATGGGAGCTTCAAGAGGCGGTAAAAATAGAATGCAAATGCAACCTGTTCCACCTCCTCCTAGACCTAGTAGACCATCTAAAGGTGCTAGTAATTTTAATTTCACACCTACACACTTACTACCACAACCTGCTCCAGAAGGAACAATGTATGATCGTGGTGATCCATTTGAAAGAGATATGTATGAAACAGCACCTGATCAATTCCAACGTGAGGTGTATACTCCTCCAGAAGATATATCAGCAAATCCAGATTTAGCTATACCAACTAGAAATTTATTTGAACCTGCTTCTGCTCAACAAAATGTTGTAGATAATCCTTTTGAAAGAGTTCCTTTAACAAGAGGTACACCACAAGAAAACTTTGCTAATTTTTTTAAAAGAGCTTCTTTAGGACAGCTTAGACAAGCACCTAATCCTAGTCCATTTTCTTCAGGATTTGGTGGTATGAGAAGAAGAATAGGAAGAAGAAGAGCAGAGGGAGGTCGTTTAAACATGCCATTTGAAGGTTTACTTCAAGGAGAGGGTGGTGGTATGGATGATATAATACCAGCAGTTATTGATGGCAAAGAGCCAATTTTGGTATCTAGAAATGAATATGTAGTTCCTGCTGATGTAGTTTCTTCTTTAGGAGATGGTAGCACTAATGAAGGTGCTGACATGTTAGATTCATTAGTAGCTAATACTAGAATAGAAAAAAATGGCAGTCCAATACAGCCTAAGCCTTTACAAAGTAGTATGCTAGATCTTATGGATAGGAGAGTTTAGTGCTAGTTTCTTCAATGGTTCCAAATAATTTTGTTGGTCCTATATGGTCACAAGTAGAGCCATTGTTAAGTAAATTAATAGATAGAAGTCATGAAAGATTTCAATCAATAGATATATTACATGATTTATTAATTAACAAACAACAATTATGGATTGTTTGGGATACTGAACAAGACTATAAAATAGTTGCAATGTTAACGACTGAGGTATTTAGATATCCTCGTAAAAATTATTTAGTTGCTCAAAACTGTGCAGGAACACGCATGAAAGAATGGTTTGATGATATTTACGAGAACATTACAAAATATGCAAAATCAATAAATTGTGATGGTGTTGAAGTAATAGGAAGAAAAGGTTGGATTAGTAATTTTAAAAAGAAAGACTGGAAAGAAGAATTTGTTATAATGTCAAAAGAGTTTAAACAAAATAAGGTTAATAAAACAAACCTTAAAGTAGTAAATAATTAAGGAGATAAAGCATGGGTGGTCGTAGTAGCGCACCTCAGGGTACACAACAAGTATCATCTACTGTTACTCAAAACAGATTAGATCCATACGCTAAACCTTATTATATGAATATGATGAGAAGTGCAGAAGCACTTCTTGGTGAGGGTTATACTCCATATCAAGGTCAAAGAATAGCAGAGTTTACACCTGATCAATTAGGTGCTTATCAAGGTATTAGAGCAGTAGCAGGTAGACAAATGCCCGGTTTAGGTCAAGCTAGAGATACAGCTATGGGTTTAGCTCAAGGTGTAAATGTACCTCAAGTCACTTCTGCATATCAAGGAAGAGAAGTAGCACCTACTTATCAAGGAAGAGAGGTATCACCTGTTTATCAAGGCAATCAATTTCAAGAAGAACGCATTTTAGATAGAATGCAGGATTATCAAAATCCATATACAGAAAATGTATTGGATAGATTGCAACAAAGAGCAATAGATAGATTTGATGAACAACAATCAAGAAGAGGCTTACAACAAGCACAAAGAGGTGCTTTTGGTGGTAGTAGAGCTGCGTTACAAGATATGCAAGCAGAAAGAGATCTAGAAGATAGATTAGGTGATATAGAAGCACAACAGTTACAAAAAGGATTTACACAAGCTTCAGGACTAGCAGCTAGAGATATAGATCAAGCTATGAAAGCAAGACAGCTAGGAGATCTTTCACAAAGGGCTGCTGGACAACAATTTTTAGCATCACAACAATTATCTGATCAAGCACAAAGAGCAGCTGGTACACAGTTCTTAACATCACAACAACTTTCTGACCAAGCTATGAGAGCAGCTGGTACACAAGGCTTACAAGCTGATATGGCTAATCAGAGAGGATTTTTTGGAGGATTGGATGCACAAATGAGAGCAGCTGGTATGTTACCGGGAATCGAATCTAGAGAACAACAGTTAGATTTAGCTCGTTTAAACGCTTTAAGAGGTATTGGTGTAGATCAACAAACTATGCAACAGTCATTTTTAGATCAAGCTTATCAAGACTTTGTAAATCAAAGAGATGCACCAAGACAGTCACTTTCATTCTACAACTCACTGTTACAAGGATTGTCGAATGCTCCTGTATCTTCTAATGTTATGCAATTTCAGCCTAGACCTAATCCATATGCACAAGCATTAAACATGGGATTGGGTGCGTTTAATATGTATCAAGGTATGGGTTAATGGCTATTGAAAATCTAATAAAAATGGCAGAACAAGTGTCTCGTCTAGGAGATCAGGATTTAGCTATGCTAACTAAAGAAGAAGGCATACAGTCAGTGTTAGCTGCTACCGAGATGAAAGATAGGGAAAGAGTTCGTAGTGAAGTACCTGTCATGAATATGAATCAACCTACTGTTATAGATAACTTAATAAACAGAACATTAGGTATGAATAGACAAGTCGATCCTACAGCAATGCCTATGCCAAGTCCTGATATGATGGGCAATATGCCTATGGAAGCTCCTAATATGCCTCCTATGCAACAAACTATGCCAAATGGTGTAGATCCTAGAATGTTGGCACAACAGCCTCCTATGGCTCGTATGGGCGGTTTATTGAGAAGATTTGCTCCCGGTGGTCTTTTTAATGAAGAATATGTAAAAGCTGTAGGCGAAGATTCAGACATTTCTATGGCAAAATATAATCAAATAATAAGTCCAAGATTCCAAGATAAACAACTTGGTTTGTACGATAGTGATACATCTCGTCAACTTAGACTAGCAGAAAATGAGCTTACTGATTTTAATATAACAAATTCTATCTTAAATAATCCTGCAAAAGAAACTTTTGAAAATAGACAAGCATTAGAAACAAAAATTTCAAGTTTAGATGATAAATTGAAAGATGAAACTAAAGCTGTATCTGAACTACAAAGTTTGAGAGATCAAGGATTTTTTATAAGTAATCCACAATATTTTGATCTTAAAAACGAAGCAGGAGGTGATCCTTCTAAATTACTTGAACTAATTAGATTAGCTGAAACTGATAAGAAAATAGATAAAGATTCAGAGATTGACGAAAATACACGAGCTAGTACAGATGGTGATGGTGTAAGTGATATTTTACCAAATCAAGTTAATCAAAGTTCAGATGATCAAGGTTCAGATGATCAAGGTTCAGATGATCAAGATAATACTCAAACTACAGGAGGTCAAGTAACTATTGATAAAAATCGTTATGGAGATCAAACAAGAGATGTTGACAATTCAATAGAAAATGAAATGCGAAATAAGATTGTTGGTGCTCTAGGGGAAAACTTAGGAACTACTTTGTCTGGATATACTAATGATGTTACGAGAAAGTCTGCTCTAACTAAGTCAATAGAAGAAAAAGATAAAGTAGATATGGAGCTTCTTGGAACATATCAAAAAAATATGGATGCTGCAGAAAAAGCTTTGAATGATATAAGTGAAACAGATTTCCCAAGTAGAAAAGAAATAATTGATAGAAACAAACAACAAGTTAAGTTAGGTATTGCATCAGCATTCTTTAATGCTGCCGCTACTGGTAAGCCTTCATTTATGGAATCTATGGGACAAGCATTTGGTGATGCTTCTGCTGTTATGGCAAAAGGCACAGCTAAAGAGCAAAAAGATTTAATGCAACTTGCAATAGCTGATTACAATAGAGCATCTAAGAAATTTGATATAGCTCAAGGCAGAAGAGATAAATTATCATCAGAAATAAACACTAGATTAACAAATAGAGCTACGCTAGAACAAAGTAATCGTGATTTTAGATTTGAATTAGAAAAAGAAGAAACTCGCAAACTAGAAAAAATAACTGAGTTAATGGGTAATAATATTCAAGAAGCAGAAGCAAGACGACAATTTACCGAAGATATGTCATTTAAAGTAGATGCTCAGTTTGTTAAGAATGTAGAAGAGTTAAGGTCAGATGAATTTGCAAAAGTAAATATGCCTAAGAAAGAAATAGAAGGTGTAGCTGCTATTCAATTAGGAGACACAGGAGTTAAATATTCTGCTAGAGCACAAAGTGTAATCAATGATGGTATTCAAAGATTCCAAAGAGAAATAGATGCAAATATTAAAAAATTAAGTGGTCTTGTAGAAAACGCTTCTTTATCAGAAGAACAAATACTTGAAAAAGCAAAAGAGGCTTATTCAGATAAATTAAGAGACAATGAAGAGCATGGAAGTCTTGATATATATGAAACTTACTATCCATTAATAGAATCATATGTAGAGAAAAAAGCAACTGAGCCTCAAAATAGAGAAGCAAATATAGCATTTATGCAAGATAAATACCCGTGGATGTCTCCTAGTATATATGGCGAATAACAATGGCTACTTCAGAAGAGGAACTTAGAAAAGCCTTATTAGCAAGAAGATTTTCTAAAGAAACGAAATCTAGTGGCAGAGTAAATCCTTTTATTCAAACTTTAGAGTCAGCTAAGTTTGGTATAAAACCTCCTGAACCTGTATTACAAGAACCAGTTGAGCCACAACCAAGAGAAGATATTTCTGGATTTTCTTTAAATGAACTAATAGAAAGAAGGGCAAAAAGAAATCCTAACTATATTGATGCTTTAGATAATGAATATATAGGGCAAGATGTAGTAATAGAAGAAGAGAAAACACCAGACAGTGACAATCCATTTGTAACTGCAATTCGTGGTATTAGTAGAGGTGGTGCACAAACAGCACTAACAGCAGGTCAAGGTATATTAGCTTTAGCTGATGCAGTAACAGATGCTGTAGGCTTTGAAGAGCTTATAGATAGCGAAGATGGTGAAATGATAAGGCTTCTAAATGAAGCTAGAGAATATGTAGGCTATGAAGAAGGAGCAGGTGGTAAATTAGCTGAAGCTATTGGCTCTATGTTGATATTTGCAGTACCGGGTATGGCTCAAGCAGGTTTTTCAGCAAGAGCAGCAACTGCTGCTATGAAAGGTCAGCAGGGTTTACAGATAGCACAGCAAGCAAATAGATATGCAAAAGGTATGCAAGCCTTAAAATTTACTACAGCAGGTGGTGTAGGTGCAGGTACATCAGATCAAATGATGAAAGCCTACAAAGAAGCAGGCGGTGAATACACAACAGGTCAAAAGAATTTAGCACTAGCAATGGGTGTTGGTATTGGTTTTACAGAACTATTACCAATAGAAATGATATTGAAAGGTTTACCTAGAGCTTTAGATAGGAATGTTAAAAACTCAATAGTAAAAAGAATAGCAAATGCTGTTGCTGATGGAGGTATGGAGGGTGTGCAAGAAGTAGGTGCATCATTAGCTCAAGAGTATTCAGCACAGATGATTTACAATCCTGATCAAGAAATAGGCGAAAGTATGCTATCTGACTTTGGTTATGGTGGTGGTGCAGGTGCTATATTCAGTTTATTCTTGCGTGGCAAAGGTAGAAAGATTGGAAGAACACAAGCAGATCAACAAGCATTAGCTGATGATTATGAACAAACTCAACCATCTCCAGCATTCACAGATAAAGAGTTACCTGTAGATAAGAAAATTGCAATATATGATACTAATGGCAAAGAAATAGAAGGTAAGGTTATTAGTGTTAATCCTGATGATAATACTTCAACGATTGAAATAGAAGATGGTGACATAAAAAGAAAAATAAATGTTCCATTGAGAGCAGAAATAAATAATGAAGGATACTCTTTATTTTCTGATGAAGAGTTATTTAATCCTAAAAACTCACTAGACATTGCCGACAAAGATGGAAATGTTATCAATTACCCTGTTGGTAATCCTGAAAAAACAACAAATGAAATTTTAGAAAAAGAAGAAACTAGACTAAGTAAATTAGCTGCTCAGGTAAAAATATCTGAACAAGATGTATTTAAATTAAAAGTAATAAGAACAGAGCTTGCTAGAAGAGAAGCATTAACAAGCGATACATTGATTGATCCTGAACAAATAGATGTTGAAAAAAGTCAACAGGATTCTCTTGAAGAAGAAGCACAAACAGGTAGCTCTAAGTTTATTAGAGATGTAGATGATTTAACTAGACGAACTACTCAAGAAGCAGAGGCTGAAGCAGAAGCAAGAGCTAGACAAGAAGGTATAGATGTAGAAACAGATCAATTTGTACCTGTTCCTAATAAGTTTAGTAATACTACATTTGATTTACCTGATCCTGATAGCAGTATTGCATATAATTTAGGCAGAAGAGGTAAAGATCCTAGCGAAGAATCAATAGAAAGAACTGCTATAGATTTAGATTTAAGTGTAAATGAACTAAGAACTTTGTCAAAAAGCTATGCTAGTGATGTTCAAGCAGAAATAAAAAAACAGAAAAAAGGTGCACCTAGATATACAGCTACATCGTTTAAACAGTATGCCGAACAAAATAAACCTTATGATATTCGTGATAAGCAGATAGCTAGACAAAGAAAAGAATTAAAAATAGCTAATCCAAGATTTAGACAATTAATTAATCAAGTTACTGATTTAACAGGTGTAAATGTAGAAGATTTAAATTCATTACAAAGAGCAGAGCTTGTAGATTTAATGTCTAAAGAAAAACAAGCACAAGATGCTATAAAAAATCAAGAACAAGTAAAACTAGAAACTTCTTTAAATGATGATGGTAACTTAGAAATAAAAGTCAAAAGTAGAGCAGATACTAAAAAAGCCGAGCCATTAGAAACAATAGTTATTGAATCAAGTGAAGATGGTATAAATAGATTACTTGAAATGGGGCAAAAATATAATCTTTCAGAAAATGATACTGATAATGTATTACAGTCTGCAACAGCGTTAGATCAAAACATTAAAGCATCTCAATTAACTAATGATTACTTTAGAGCATTAGATTTAGCTACTAAGAATAAAACTGTGACTGTAAAAGGTTTACAAAAGAAATTGTATGGTACTGATATTGATAATCTTGAGGATTTTAGAAAGACACAAGAAATACTTTTAGCTATGCAAGAACAAGGATATGTATCAGAACCTACTGCAAATAAACCTACATCTAAAAGACAAGTATTACAAAAGTTTACTGCTATAGATACAGCAGGAGAAATATTAGTACAAGATGTAGATCAAGAAGGTAATAGAATTTTAGATATAACTCAAGAACAAGAAGAAGTAGCTAACAAAGTTAAAAATATTATTGAAGGTGTAGCTCCGGGAAGTCAATTAAAGCTAGCACATGTAATAAGAGATAGAGTTACTGGTAATAAATTATTAGGTGCACAATTTAAAAATATTATTGCAGTTACTTTAGATGGCAGAGAAAAAGATATAACAAGTCCAGCTTATCATGAAGCCACACATTATCTTTGGAACAATGGATTTTTTAATGAACAGCAAAGAAAAACTATACTAGATAATAGAGATTATTTAAGACAAATAGTTAAAAACAACATTATTACTAATGAAACACAATATAATTCTATCTTTTCTCCTTTAGACGAAGCAGGTGAAATGGATGAACTATTAGCTTATACATCAGGTTATTACAATGCTTCTATGGATCTTAACAATACACCTCCTACATTCTTAACTGATGAAGTAAATGGAATATTAAATAACTTATATGAGATGTTTAAACAGTTAGCCAGATATGTAAGTGGCAATAACACACTGTTTACACCTACTGAACAACAAGCTATTACTCAGATACTAGATGATGTTCGTTCAGGAGCTATTGGTAGACAAGACATGTTTTTTAACACTGATGGTACTGATCCAGTTGCCAGAAGGGCTGCTATTATTACAGGGTATCCTGATGGGCGAATGCCAAGTTCTTTTCAATTACAAGCACCATTAAAAGACTATATAAAACAAACTCAATTAAAACAAAAAAAGAAAGGCTCTGAATGGTTATTTAGGAATGATAAAGGTCAAATTGATGGTGTTTTAAAGAAAGCTAAATTTAAAACAAAGTTTAGAACCAGTGCAATAACTGATACTGAGTTAAAGAATGTAGGTTTATATCAAGAATTAACAAATAATCCTGACAAAATATATAGCGGTCAAGAGTTACTCAATATAATTCAACGTAATGAGAATATGTTAGTTATTACGAGTTTTGGAGAAAATACTAACGAAGCTAGTTATGGTGTAATTAGTCAAAAAAGAGATGAGTTGAGACAAAGAAAAAGAACTTTATTTGACACAATGATTCAAAGAAATCCAGTAGACATATTATGGAGTCTTAGTGAAGCAAATAAACAACAATATTTTGCACAAGATTCAGGTTTGATAACTAATTTTTTAAGTAAGTATGTAGATAGTGAAGGTAATTTAAAACTAGGTCGAAAAGTAGAAGGTTATAATCAGGAAGAAGTATCTAGGGAGATATTAGATCTTACTACAAAGCTTACAGATACACCTGTAGATTCATTAGTTGATATTTATTTAAATGCTAATCCAAATATTAATAAAGCAATTTCTGATTTTCCAAGTTTTAGATTAAATTACAAGCAATATATGAGTGAATTGGGAGATACTCCAGAAGCACTATTTAGAAATAGACAAAAAAACACTAGGATTATGGCAATAAAATTATTGCACAATCCAGAGGGAATAAACCCAATGATGAATACAGGAATTTCTCTTGCACAAATTAAAGAAAGTGTTGATAAAGTTAGAACAGATGCTATTACTACAGCAAATACATTAGTAAAAGAATATGGATACACAGATGAATTTTTAACATCATTTGTTGATTTAATAGAAAACTTATCTACACAAAAAAGACTTGAGCTTGAACATAAAAGAAATACAGGTGGATATAACACTGAATCTAGTGTTGAAGATTCTAATAATTTACAAAGAAGATTAGGTAGTCAGTCTCAAGAATTTCAAAATTGGACATTTCCTTCAACAAGAGGGCAAGATGTCAACAACTATGGGTTATATGTTTTTAGTATGCCTAATTTAAATTTAGAAGATTTAGAAATTGTTAGACAAGAAATAGATCCAGATCTAGAAGTACAACCAAGTTTAAATAAATTTGGTAAAGGAAAAAATATAATTAGTTTTCCTGCTTATATAAAAACAAAAAGAGATACAGGTTTTGGCACAGAAATTTTAGAAGTTTTTCAAAATGATAGATTAAGTAGTATAAATCATTTTAATAATATAGCTAATCCATTTGCTCATTTTAGATCTACTGACTTTATTACAGTTGATGGTGAAAAAGTTTTAGTAGTAGAAGAAATACAAGCTGATTACTTAAACTACTTAGAAGATGCTTTAAATATATATATAACTTATCAGATGAGAGAAAAGACTAATGTTAATTATCTTAGTTTTTTAAAAGATATGAGAACTTTAGTGCCAAATAATCTTCTTGATAGATATGATGCTTATGTTGAATTAGAAAGAACTTTAGAAGAAAGAACACTACAGACTTTACAAAAAATTCCTAGTATAGGAATATTAGATGAAGAGGCTGCATTAAGACTTGATAATTTAGCTTCAGAAAGAAAAGAATTTTCTAGATTATTAGCTAGACAAGATATTAGGTCTCCTGAACAAACTCAATACAAAGAAATGATTGAAATAAATCAACTACCTGATATTCCTTACAAAACACAAAACGAAATGATTGAATTTGTAAGTAATTTTGCAATACAAAAAGCCGCATCAGAAGCATACGATGGTATTGCTATAGTTAATAGTGAGTTACAAAACGAAAGATATAGACATAATTTTAAAAATTCTATTAGCAGTATCGAAGCTGAATTTATTGAATTACGCTCAGAACAGTCAGGTTTAGTCGAAGAATTTGTTATTTTTAGATATGGAATACCACAATCTGAATTTGCTTTATCAATGGGTACAGAACAACTTAGTTTAGATCAATCAGAACAATATATGATGCCTTTAAGTCAAGTTGGATTAGATAAAGATGAATTTTTATCTGCTAATGATGTAATGGAATTTGAAGAAAGAGGTGTTGTTTATAATGGAAAAACAACTTTTCAAAAATTTATTGGACAAGATATATCAGATTTTTTAGAAGAAATATCATCGCAAGAAAATGGAGTAGTGACAATAGAAAATTTACCTGAGGTTTTGAGAGAAGAATTTGATGGTAATTATACTGGTATAGATTTAGAAGGTAGAGTAGATATTCC